GGCAGGGAACCGCGCGAAATTCAACCTTATTTGAATCAGGCACTTAGGTAAGGTTAACGGGGCATGGGCAAGCAGCGGCGCAAGCAGATGCGGCGCCGTGGCGCTGACGCGAAGGTCCAGAAGCGACGCGCCGGCGCGGACGCGCGGATCAAGAAGCTCGCGAAGGCGTTGAAGATCTCGACGGTCCAGGTCTGGCGCCTGGCGAAGCGCGGCATGCCGACCTCGAGCGCGGCCGCGGCGCGCGCCTGGCGCGACGAGAACGTCCAGACGAAAACCGGCGCGGTCCTCGCGGAGAACCAGCGGCTGCGATCGGCGCAGGCGCGCATGGCCGAGATCCAGGTGCGCCGCATGACGGGCGAGCTGGTCGAGCTCGCCGAGGTCGAGACATCGATCGTCGAGAGCATGGTGCTCATCCGGTCCACCCTCGAGGGCGTGGCCGCGCGCTGCGCGCCGCAGCTCGCGACGATGACCGACCCCGCGGAGATCAGGCTGTACCTGCTCAATGAGAACAGAGACGCGCTCCGCTCCTCGACCGATCGACTCGAGGCTCGCTGGCGTATGGATACGAGCGGCGAGCGCGCTGCGCCCCAAGCCGATCCGAAGCCCGTGGAAGTGGGCGGAGGAAAACCGGCAGTTCCCCGCCGGAAGCGCCGAGCCCGGTCCGTATCGTAGCGATCGCACGCCCTACCTGGTGCCGCTGCAGGAGGCGTGCGTGAGCCCGCGCTACCGCGGGGCGGTCGCGGTGCTCGCGACGCAGATGGGCAAGACCGCGACGGTGATGAACATCGTCGGGCGAAAGCTCGACGACGATCCGGCGCCGGTCATCTACTTCGGGCCGACCAAGTCGAACCTCGAGACCGTGGTCGAGCCGCAGATCTCGGCGATGCTCAGGGGGGTCGAGTCCTTGCGCAAGACCATGCCAGGCGGCAAGGCGCAGAAGAAGCTCGTGAAGAAAGTCGCGGGCGTGACGCTGCGCATGGCCTGGGCGGGTTCGCCGACCGAGCTCGCATCGCAGCCGGCGCACACGGCGATCGTCGACGAGGTCGACAAGATGGAGCCGGTGAAGGGCGAGGGCGATCCGCTCACGCTCGCGCGCGCGCGGGTCGCCACCTACGCGGACGGCAATCTCTTCGCCGTGTCCTCGCCCACCGAGGGGACGGTCACGACGAAGGTGCACCCGGAAACGGGGATCGAGCACTGGGAGCTCGCGGATCCGCAGGACGTGCCCAGCCGGATCTGGCGCGCATGGCAGGAGGGCACGCGGCACGAGTGGGCGGTGCCCTGCCGGCATTGCTCCGAGTACTTCGTCCCGCGCTTCAAGCTCCTGCAGTGGGCGAAGGAGGCCTCGCCGGCAGAGGCCCGGCGCAGCGCGCGCCTGGTGTGCTCGCGCTGCGGAGCGCTGCACAGCGACGCGGACAAGCTCTGGATGAACGAGCACGGCCGGGCGATCGCGCCAGGCCAGAAGGTCGTCGACGGCCAGGTTGTGGGCGAGGCCCCGGAGTCCGATACGTTCAGCCTATGGGTCTCGGGCCTGATGTCGCCGTGGAAGAGCTTCGGCCTGCTCGCTTCGAACTGGGTGAGCGCCGCGCATAGCGGCGACCAGGACATAGTGCGCACGACGCTGAACGCCGACTTCGGCGAGCTGTACATGCTGCGCGGCCAAGCGCCCGAGTGGCAGTCGCTCAAGCAGCTCGGCGCCGGCTACAAGCGGGGCGACGTCCCGAAGGCGGTGCGTCTGCTCTTTCTCACCGCGGACGTCCAGAAGAACCGGCTCGTCTGCGCGGTGCGCGGCTGGGGCCCGGAGTTCGAGAGCTGGCTCATCCACACCGAGGAGATCTGGGGCGACACCGACCAGCCTGAGGTGTACGCGCGGCTTACCGAGCTCTACGGCCGCAGGTTCGGCTCGCTGCCGATCTCCGCGGCGGCGATCGACTCGGGGTTTAGGACCGAGCGGGTGTACGAGTGGGCGCACGCGCAGGGGCTGAAGGCCTACGCGACGTTCGGGCGCGAGCGGCCCTCGAAGCTCTACGCGGCGTTCGACATCGAGGTCGACCGCTACGGCAAGCGCCGCTTCGCCGGGATGAAGCGCTGGGTGCTCGATCACGGGTACTTCAAGGGCTGGGTGCACGACCGGCTCGGCTGGCCGCCCGATCAGCCCGGGGCGTGGCACCTGCCCGACGACGTCGAGGACGACTACTGCAAGCAGCTGGTCGCCGAGCAGCGCCTGCGCCTGCCATCGGGCGGCGTGCAGTGGGTGAAGAGCGGGGCGAACGACTGGCTGGACACCGAGGCCCTGCAGGTGTTCCTCGCGCACGTCGAGGGCGTGCGCAATCTGAAGAAGGAATCGGCGAAGAAGGCCGGCACGGTCGCGGACCTGGCACGGAAACTAAACACCGAGGATTAACCCATCAAGAGGGCACGGAATATGGCGGCAATTCTCACGCAGAAACTCAAGCGCAACGGCTGGCCGTCGGATGAAGCGCAGATGATGATGGACGAGTCGCTGCTCGCGTACACCGAGGGTGGCTTCGAGGACGACAACGAGATCACCAAGTGGCGCGAGTGGCGCCTGGACGGGAAGATCGTGAAGCGCGCCGCGCATGTGCACCTGAAGAAGAACGTCGCGGCGGAAGCAGTGGCGGCGATGTTCGGCAAGTAAACCCAAGGAGACGGCGATGGAAAGAATTCTGCGGTGGCTGATGATCCCGGCGGCGGTGTACGCCGAGAGGTTCCTGCTGCTCTACGCGAACACGCAGGCCATGACGAGCGCCTTCAAGCGCGACATCTTGAAGGGCTTTCACAACCTCGGCGGCACGGACAACCCGGCGCGAACGGTGAACACGTCCGACGCCTACAAACTCGCGCTCTACCTCGCCACGGCATCGCGGGGCGCCGCCGACACCGTTTACAACACGACCGGCGAGCTAGCTGGCACCGGCAACTACACGCAGGGCGGCGAGGACGTGACTCTGGGGAATCCTCCGACGCTGGATTCGACGACCGCGCACGTCACCCCTTCGGCCAGCGTGACGTGGACGGCTCTCACCTCCTCCGGCGCATTCGACGCGGCGCTCTTGTACAACAACTCGCACGCGACGAAGTACGCGGTGAGCGTTCACACGTTCGCGTCGCAGGACATCACGGCGGCGGACTTCACGCTGACGATGCCGACGAACGACGGGACCACGGGCCTCATTCGCATCGCGTAGCGAGTTGACGTAAATGGAATGGGAAGTCTGGCTGGCTGACGGCTCGACGCTCGCTTCGACCCGGGCCCGCTGGGACGATCCCTGGGACGGCGTGCTGGTCATGCGCTGGTGGAAAGGAGCGCAGAAGGGCGTCTGCTGGGGCGACAGCAACTACGGGTTGTTCCACACCGTGAAGAACGGGGTGATCGTATCGGACGATGTTTTCAACCGCGCGCTGAAGGACGCACATGAGCGTTGTAACCCTCCGTCCGAGCGGTGACGGCACAAGGATCGGCTGGACTGTTACTGGTGCGGGAACCGTCGCCGAAGCAATCGATGACGATCCTGACTCGAACGACGCGGACACTTCCTACGTTCGAAGCCCGAATCTCGAAGACGGCACGGTGTTCGTCGAGCTGGACGACGTGCCAGCGGACTTTGACCCGGACGCGATCAATAGCATCACGATCAAGGTTGCGCACCGGCGGTTTAACACGCCGAACATGGCGGTGGATGCCGGAACCGTCAATGCGTTTCTTACCCGCGCCGATGAAACGACGGCGATCAGCACTACGCCGACAGCGGTTAATTCACCGATTCAGGCGGGCTACGAGTTAACGAGCTTCACGCCGAGCCCGACGGGCACGCATACCGTTGCTGAGTGGAATGGTGCGCGCCTCGCGCTGGTGTTCGACCACACGCAAGCGCAGGCGGCCGACACGATCAACTTGATCCGCATCACGGCGGCGGAAGTCACGATCGACTACACGCCGGCCGCTGCTGGTGAAGAAGAAGCGCTTACCGGGGTATCGTCCACCGGAGCAATAGGGGCGTTCGGCGTCGCGGTCGTCATCGCCCTGTCCGGTGTTGGCGGGGCAGGCTCTGTCGGGTCGATGGGCGCCGGCATCAGCGCGCCGATTGCCGGCGTGGAGGCAACCGCTGCGGTCGGAACGCTCTCGCCCTCGGTCAGCCATTCGGTCGCGCTGTCCGGAGTAGGAGGCACGGGGGCGGTCGGGAGTATCTCCGCCTCGGTGTCTGCCGGCCTGCCGGGGGTGGCTGGAACTGGCGCGGTCGGAACACTTTCACCGACGGCCGAAAGCGGAGCCGCCCTGACCGGCGTGGCGGGCGCAGGCGGCGTCGGCAGCCTTGGCGTTACCGTAACCGCGGCGCTGTCCGGCAACGTTGCCACGGGGGCCGTGGGCGCGCTCTCGCCGGAAGCGGCGGCTTCTGCGGAGCTTTCGGGGGTCTCTGGAGCCGGCGCCGTCGGGTCCGTGGCAGCTTCGGTGAGCGTCCCCATGTCCGGGGTATCGAGCACCGGGTCGGCTGGGTCGGTCGATGCCGCGGTCTCCTGCGCGCTCGCCGGCAACGAGGCCGAGGGGGCTGTTGGCGACTTGGCCATCCCGGGCGCGCAGATGCTTACCGGCGCCGAGGCTACGGGCGCAGTAGGCAGCATGGCGCCGAGCGTCACCGCTGCGCTGAGTGGCGTGGATGGCACGGGCGCAGCGGGCTCGGCAGAGGCGGTAGTTTCGGTCTCGTTGGACGGGCACGAGGCTGTAGGAGCAGTCGGCACGTTCAGCCCGCAGATTGTTGCTGCCATCACCGGCGAGCAAGCCGCTGGTGCGGCTGGCACGCTGACGCCGATCAGTGGTCCCGTCGTTGCGCTTACCGGGGTGCAGGGGACTGTGGCTGTAGGGTCGCTGACTGTTTTGAACCGAGATACACGAACCAAGGTGCAGCTCGAGCGCGATCTCATGGCATTGGACTTCGAGTCCCTCGTTTCCCTGCCCGATGACGCTGTCGACTATTGAAGGAGCGCGCAAATGACGGCAGCCGAAAAGCTCGTGGAAGCGAAGGACGCGCTGCATAACCTGCTCACGGGAAAGAGAGCGGTCATGCTGCAGTATGGCGACACGCGCACGCAGTTTACGGCCGGCAACATCGACGAGCTTCGTCGCTATATCGCGCAGCTCGAAGCCGAGATCGACTCGACGAAGGCGCGCCGGCCGCTGTCGGTGAGGTGGTGATGGCGAAGTCCGTGATCGTCGACGAGCGCGGCCGGCCGCTTTCGGCCTACGCGCACGAGGGCGCGGATCTCGCCGGCCGCGAGCTCGGGACCTGGTATCCCGGCCAGTTCTCGGCCGACGGCGAGCTCTTGCCCGAGCTCGAGACGCTGCGCGATCGCACGCGCGACCTCATCCGCAACAACGGCGTCGCCTCCGGGGCGGTGCAGATGCACGTCGACAACGTGATCGGCTCGGGGCTGCTGCTGAACGCGAAGCCCGATCGCCGCGCGCTCGGCTTGAAGGGCGAGGACCGGGCCGAGGAGATGGACGAGCTCGAGGACGAGATCGAGGCGAAGTTCGACGCCTGGTCCGAGGACGTCTGCTGCTACGTCGACGCCTCGCGCAAGTCCAGGTTCTCGGGGCTGCTCGCGCAGGCCTACCGATCCTACCTGATGTCGTTCGAGATCCTGGCCACCGGCGAGTGGCTGCCCCGGCGCGGCTCGCTCTACTCGACGGCCGTCCAGATGATCGATCCGGCGAGGCTGTCGAACCCGCTCGGCAAGCAGGACGACGATGTCTTTCGCGGGGGCGTGGAGCGCGGGCCGATGGGCGAGCCCGTCGCCTACCACATCGCCTCGCACGTCGAGAGCGACTTCATCAACATCCGCACGGGCATGAGGACCTGGGACAGGGTCGCGCGCGAAACCACGTGGGGCCGGCAGATGGTGATCCACGTCTTCGACAACGATCAGCCCGGCCAGAGCCGGGGCAAGAACGGGATCACCGCGGTGCTGCTCAAGCACAAGATGCTGGACAAGTTCGCCAAGGTCTCGCTCGAGGCCGCGGCGTTCAATGCGATGTACGCCGCGTACATCCAGTCGAGCCTCGACTGGCCGAGCGTGGCGGCCGCGATGGGCGCCTCGACGAGCGCGGACACCGACCCGACGCTGAAGTACCTGCAGAACCGCGTGGACTTCCACGAGGCGGGCTCGGTGCGGTTCAACGGGCTGCGCGTGCCGCACCTCTTTCCGGGCGAGGAGCTCAAGCACCTCACGCCGCAGCACCCGACGCCGGCGTTCAACGCGTTCGAAGAGGCGGCGCTGCGCTACCTGGCGGCAGGCTGGAATCTCACGTACGAGCAGCTCTCGCGCGACTACTCGAAGACGAACTACTCCTCGGCGCGCGCGGCGCTGCTCGAGGCCTGGCGGTTCTTCAGCGGCAAGCAGTACCTGATCGGCGGGTGGTTCGCCACGCAGATCTACGCCCTCTGGCTCGAGGAGGCGCTCGACCGTGGCGAGATCGTGCTGCCCGCGGGCCTGCCAGACTTCTACGCGGCGAAGACCTCCTGGTGCAGCTGCGAGTGGATCGGGCCCGGGCGCGGACACATCGACCCGCTCAAAGAGGCGAACGCGAACAAGGTCCGCTACCAGATGAACCTCGAGACCCTGGAATCGCTCGCCGCGCAGGACGGCCGGCGCTGGCGGGAGATCATCGACCAGCGCGCCCAGGAGACCCGCTACGCCGCGCGCCGCGGCGTGGACATCTCGCAGGTGGGCGGGCCCACGCCCGTCGCGCAGCCGCCCGACGCCCCGGACGAACCGCGCGGCAGCGAGCGCCAACCACAGCCAGCCTAGGAGGCCCGCATGGCCAAGGAAAAGAGCGCGACGCGTACGCCCGTGCTGCGCTATCCGCACATCGCGAGCCGGGTGTTCGACACCCCGCTCCTGATCGAGCACTCGAAGCTCGTCGCGATCCTGCACGTCCTGGGCCCGCGCTTGGGCTTCGATGCGCCTGCGATCGAGGGCGAGCCGGCGCTCTCGGCCGACCCGATGCGCCACCTGGACATGCTGGTCAAGGCCTCGCGCCTCGAGCGGCGGGACGAGGGGCACTACGTGGCCGATGGCGTGGCGGTCATCCCCGTCATCGGCACGCTCGTGCAGCGCGCCGACTGGATGGACGCGATGTCCGGGATGGTCGGCTACGGGCAGATCGAGCGGATGTTCGTCGCCGCGATCGACGATCCGCAGGTGAAGGAGATCCTGCTCGAGATCGACTCGCCGGGCGGCGAGGTCGCCGGCGCGTTCGACATGGCCGACCGGATGTTCGAGGCGCGCGGCGCGAAGCCGATGACGGCGATCGCCACCGAGCTCGCGGCGAGCGCCGCCTACCTGATCGCCTCGGCCGCCGACGAGATCGTCGTGCCCCGCACGGCCTCGGCCGGCTCGATCGGCGTGGTGGCCACGCACATCGACTACTCCAAGGCCCTCGACAAGCGCGGGATCGCCGTGACGTTCATCTACGCGGGGGAGCGGAAGGTGGACGGCAACCCCTACCAGCCGCTGCCCGCCGGAGTGCGCGCCGAGTGGCAGGCCGAGGTGGACGAGGTCTATCAGTTGTTCGTCTCGACGGTCGCACGCAACCGGAGCCTCGAGGAGGACTGGGTGCGCAAGACCGAGGCGGGGATGTTCATGGGCCGCAAGGCCGTCGATGTCGGGCTCGCGAATCGAGTGAATTCGTTCGACAACGAGCTCGATGTGTTGGTGCGCCGCCGCAGTGCGGGCGGTGCGTTTTTTCAATCACAGAGAAAGGACCGTGCGATGAAGACGGAAATGGAAAAGCGCGCCGAGGCGGAAGCGGAAGCCAAACTGCGCGCGGAAGCCGAGGCGAAAGCCAAGGCCGAGCAGGACGCGAAGGTCAAGCAGGATGCCGACGCCAAGGCGAAGGCCGACGCGGAAGCGAAGGCCAGACAGGAGACCGAGGCAAAGGCCAAGTCCGGCGCCGCGAGCGATCGCGAGCGCGTGAAGGCCATCCTCGGCTGCGAGGAGGCGAAGGGCCGGGAGCAGATGGCCCAGCACCTCGCGCTCGAGACCGACCTCACGCTCGAGCAGGCGAAGGGCGTGCTCTCGAAGAGCCCGAAGGCCTCCAAGCTCGACGAGGCGATGCAGCACTTCGGCCCCGGGGTGAAATCGGAAGAAGTCCCCGGCTCCCAGGCCACCACGATCGACAGCCCGGCGGCGATGTTCGATCGCCGGGCGCAGATCTTCCAGGGCGCGCGCGCGAAGTAGCGCGAGCCCCCTGATTCTCAGGAAAGGAGAAAGCGATGGTCACGAAGACCGAGCAGCTCCCTCACGACGAGGGGTTCATCATCAGCGAGGCGCCCGGCACGCTCTCGCGCGAGCAAGTGACGGTCATTGCCGGGACCGCGGTGCTGCATCCGGGCACCGTGATGGGCGAGCGCGCGGACGGCAAGTGGGCGCAGCTCGATCCGGCGGCGACCGAAGGCAACGAGGCCGCGAAGGGCATCCTGTGCGCCCAGGTGGACCCCACGGACGGCGCGGGCGCTGCCGGCTCGGACGTGCTGGGCGTGGTAGTTGAGCGCCTGGCCGAGGTCCGCGACGCCGACCTGATCTGGCCGGACAGCATCAGCACGGCCAACCAGGACACGGCCGAGGCCGAGCTGCTCGCGCGCGACATCAAGATCCGCGCGGTCGCCACCCGTGTGACCACGCAGTCGACCTAACGGCCGGCTGACCAAGGAAAGGAGAAACGAGACATGATCGACATCTTCAAGTCCGACGCCTTCGGCCTGCTGCGGCTGACGGACGCTGTGAACAAGCGTCCGTTCATCCCCGGGCGCCTCGGCGCGATGGGTATTTTCCGCGAGAGCGGGATGGACACCCTCGCCGCGGCGATCGAGGAGAAAGAGGGCAAGCTCTACCTCGTGCCGGCGAAGGAGCGCGGCGCAGACGCCGTGCAGAACCAGAAGCAGGGGCGCAAGCTCCGCATGCTCAAGGCCACGCACCTGCCCGTCCAGGACAGGCTCGAGGCCGACGAGATCCAGGGCGTGCGCGCCTTCGGCTCGACCAACCAGCTCGAATCCATCCAGGCGAAGGTGAACGAGCGGCTGAGCACGATGGTGCAGTCCATCGAGGCCACGCTCGAGCACATGCGCATCGGCGCGGTGAAGGGCATCGTCCTGGATGCCGACGGGACGACCGAGCTCTACAACCTCTTCACCGAGTTCGGCATCAGCCAGCCGGCGGACGTGGACTTCAACTTCGGCGACCACACCGCCGACCGGGGCGAGCTCCGGGCGGTCTGCGCGAGCATCGTGCGCAGCATCCAGGACTCGCTGGGCGCGGCGCCCATCATGGGCGTGCACGCCGTGTGCGGGGACAGCTTCTTCGACTCGCTCCTGCAGGAGCAGGAGGTCGTGCTGTCCTACCGGGGCACGCCGATGGCGATGGTGCTTCGCGAGGGCTTCGTCTACCCGAACAACATGCGCATCTACGGCGCGTTCGAGTTCGGCGGCATCGTCTTCGAGAACTACCGCGGCTCGGTCGGGGGCACGGCGTTCGTCAACACGGACGTCGCGCACTTCTTCCCCGTGGGCGTTCCGGATCTCTTCCGGATCCAGTTCGCGCCGGCGAACTACACGCAGACCGTCAACACGATGGGCCTGCCGGTGTACGCCAAGGCCACGCCCGACCCGAAGGACCGCTGGGTCGATCTCGACGTTCAATCCAACCCCCTGCCGTACTGCACGCGGCCGGCGGTGCTCATCCGCGGCATCAAGGGCACCGAGTAAGTCGTTGGGCCTTGACCTCGGAGTGAGCCGATGAGTGTCGCCGACAAGATGCCGGAGATCCGCGAGATGATCTTCGGCGTCATCGGCGACCGGGCTTTCATCGGCAGCGAAGAGGTCAAGGGCAAGTTCTTTCTCAGGTACAGGGAGATCCAGATGCCGGACGGCAGTATCTCGGCTCTGGACATCTCCTTCGATTGCCAGGTGAGCGACATCGTCCTCGCGCTCGTGGAGGACGACACGATCACCATCAAGAGCACGCAGTACAAGTTCCGGCGCCATATTCCGATCGGTGGTGACGAGTCGGGGCTGTGCACCTTGGAATTAAAGCAATGAGCGGAGGCATAGTGTATCGGCTGGATTTCGCCTCCCGCAAGAGCTACATCGGCGTGACGATCCGCCAGCTTGCCGTGCGTGTGCGCGCTCATGAGAAGAGCGCCCAGTATGGGAGCACGGATGCGGTGCATTGCGCGTGGCGCGCATACGGTCCCCCATCCGTCGTGACTCTGGCGATCGTCGAGCGGCATATGCTCGTGGAAACAGAGCAGCGCGCCATTGAGGTATTCGGGACGCTAGCTCCACTAGGCGGGTACAACATGCTGCCCGGCGGCGACGTGGCGATTTCCACGCAGCCGCCCGAAATGATCGAGAGGATGGCCGCTACCAAGCGCGGGCTCAAGCTCTCCGCCGAGCACCGGCTGAAAATCTCCGAGGGCCTGAAACGCAGCGCGCGGAAATGGGTCGTCTCGCAGGAGGCCCGGGACAAGATTGCGGCGACGCTGCGCGGCAGGAAGCACTCTGCCGAGGCGCGCGCCAACATGTCCGCCTCAAAGCGCGGGTTCAAGCGAACCCTGGATCATCAGGCGAAGCTGGCCGCAACGTTGCGCGGCCGGGTGAAAGGTCCGCTTCCTGCTGAAGTGGTGGCGAAGCGAGAGGAGACCAAGAGAAGGACGAAGGCCGCCCTCGGCCATGCCGGGCTGAACTACGGGAAACCGTGGTCTCGCACTCCGCGCCCAGGCGAACTGAAGAAGTGAAGCTTCTGTCGGATCTGCTGGCCGCCCATGCGGGCAGGCCGGCGCTCGTCATGGGCGGGGGCGAATCCCTGCCGCGCCAGGCCGAGCGCGCGCCCGAGGGGTGCGTGTACATCAGCGCCAACCAGCACGGCTGCCTATTGCGGGCCTGCGACTACATCGTCGCGTGCGACGACAAGCCGCGCGCACAGTTTCTCGGGCGCGACGGCCAGATGGTGACGCTCAAGAGCTTCGGCGTGCCGATCATCTCTCCGCGGCCGTCGATGGCCGACTACCTCACGCCGAAACCGCCGCACAACAACAGCGGCGCGGTCGCGGCCTGGGCGGCCTGGGTGATGGGCTGCGCGCCGATCCTCCTTGCGGGGATGGATTGCTACCGCGGCGCCTGCTACTGGCACGCGCCGAAGGCCCAGAGCACGGGCCAGCACCTGCAGTTGAGCAACCACATGGTCAAGTGGCGCACGCTCGCCGCGAAGCATCCGCAGGCGATGTTTCGCTCGATGGGCGTGCCGCTCGCCGATGTCTTCCCCGCCTACGATCCGGAGGAGCCGGTGATCCCCACGCCGATCGAGGCGATCGAGATCGACGCGCACAAGGCGAAGGTCGTGCGCGCCTGGCGCAGGTTCCGGCCCGGCCAGGTCGTGGAGCTCACGAAGGCCGAGCTCAAGGACGGCCTGCGCAGCCGGACGATCGTCCAGCTCTGAAAGCGCATGGACCGGCTGCGCATCTTCGTCGGCCACGACGAGCGGGAGTCGATCGGCCTCGCGGTGTTTATCGCCTCGCTCCTCGAGCACGCAAGCCGCCCGGTCGACTTGACGGTCATCACCGCGGCGATGGCGGCGAAGCTCGGCATCGGCAGCGACGGCTCGAACGCCTTCACGAACTCGCGCTTCGCCGTCCCGCACTGGCTGGGCTACCAGGGGCTCGCCCTGTGGATGGATGGCGCGGACATGATGCTGCGCGCGGACCCCTACGAGCTGCTCGAGGTCCTCGACTGGCACAGCAAGGCCGTGCAGGTGGCCAAGCACGACTACCGACCGGGCGCGGCCCGGAAGTACGTGGGCACCGAGATGGAATCGCCGAACATCGGCTACCCGCGCAAGAACTGGTCGAGCGTCATGGCCATCTGGAGCGGTCACTCCCAGCACCGAAAGCTCAAGCCCGACTACGTCGCGGCCGCGAGCGGGCAGCACCTTCACCGCTTCGAGTGGTGCGAGGACCGGGCGATCGGCGAGTTGCCGCTGGAGTGGAACTGGCTGGATGAATACGGCGAGAACCCGCGCTCGAAGCTCGTGCACTACACGAACGGGATCCCGGCCTTCGCCGCGTACAGGGACGCACCGCACGCCGAGGAGTGGCGGCGCTACCTGAAGAAGGCGCAGCGCGGGCTTACTTGACAGCCTATGACACTTTGGCATAGTCTCCGCCTCAGACCGTGGCATTGGGCCGCGGGTTTCAGGAGGCCAGAATGGCTACCAAAGCGAAAGAGAAAGAGACCGAAATATCGGTCATGGAAGTGACACGCGGCAAGCTCGATGTGCTGATCGTTGGCAATTCACCGCTGATCTTCAACCGCATGAGCTACAAGGTGAAGCAGGAATTGCTGCTGCCGAGGGCGGCGAAGAAGAACGCCGCGGAGAAGGCCAGTTCCTTGAAGCACGAGCCGATCGCCGAGTTCAACGACTCGATCTACAAGGACTTCAACGACAAGAACGAGACTCTGCTGGTGTTCCCGACGACGGCGTTCAAGCAGGCGATGAGCCATGCCGCGCTCGACCTTCCAGGCGCGAGCAAGTCGCAGATCGGGCGGCTGACGAACATCGACGGGCACAACGTCAACATCTTCGGGCGGCCGTATTTGCTGATGTCGGTGATCCGGTCTGCAGACATGAACAGGACGCCCGACGTGCGCACGCGCGCGATTGCCCCGGAGTGGTGCTGCAGGATCACGGCGACGTACACCAAGCCGATCATCAAAGAGCAGGCCGTCGCCAACCTGCTCGCAGCGGCTGGCATGAACATCGGCATCGGCGACTACCGCGTGCAGAAGGGCGCCGGCAGCTACGGGCAGTTTCGGCTCGTGTCTGCCGACGACAAGGACTACAAGCGCATCGCGAAGATCGGCCGGGCGGAGCAGGTCAAGGCGATGGCGGCGCACGAGCCGTACGACGACGAGACCGGAGAGCTTCTATCGTGGTTCGACGTGGAAGCGAAACGCCGCGGCTTCAAGGTGGCGGCATGACCACGAAACAGGAACAGGTGGCGATCCACCGGCGGCTGCAGGAGTTGGAGTCGAAGCGCCGCGGCGTGCTCACCCCGGACGCGGTTGTGGCCGATGCGAAGAGCAAGAAAAGCCCACTGCACTCGTATTTCGAGTGGGACAACGGTAAAGCCGGGCACGCGTGGCGGATCGAGCAGGCGCGCACGCTGATTCGCAGCGTCATGGTGGTGGTCAGGACGGATAAACAATCCGTCTCCATCGTCGCCTATGTGCGCGATCCAGATCAGGAGGCGGGCGATCAAGGCTACGTTTCCACGCTTCGGCTGCTGGACGACAAGGATCGCGCACGCGCCGCTCTGGTGGAGGAGTTTTCTCGCGCTGCGGCCGTCATGCGGCGAGCGCGTGAACTGGCGACAGCATTCGCGCTAGAGCCGAACGTGGACGACATCACGCGCAGGATCGAGCGCGTGGCGAAGAGGGTTCCGCAGGCGCGTGCTCGCGCCTGATGCAAGGCAGGCTAGGGCTGGCGTGGCCCGGCACGGCCCGGCCCCGGTCGGGCGGGGCTCGGCGAAGGCAGGCATGGCGAGGCTGGGCGGGTCACGGTCAGGCATGGCGAGGCCCGGTACGGCTTGGCGGGGCAGGCGTGGTGAGGCCTGGTGCGGATCGGCTAGGTGTGGCGAGGCGAGGCTGGGTGAGGCCTGGCAGGCGAGGCGCGGCCAGGCCGGGCGTGACGCGGTTGGGCAAGGTATGGCATGGCAAGGTGCGGAATGGCGAGGCCTGCCAGGGTAGGGCAGGCATGGAATGGCGTGGCTCGATGAGGCGCGGCCAGGCGGGGCCAGGATTGGCTCGGCCGGGCGAGACAGGCAACGCAAGGATGAATTGACATGACCGGAGCCGAACTGAAGGCGTTGCGCAAGCAGCTCGGTCTGTCGCTCGCGCAGGCGTCGCGGCAGGTCGAAGTTTCCGCGCGCTCGTGGGCCCGATGGGAGGCCGGAGATCAGCCGATCCCCGAGGGCGCGTTGAAGCTGTTTCGTATCCTCAACAAGCTGGAGAAAGTGAAGTAGGGCGAGGCGTGGTCTTGCGTGGCATGGTTGGGTAAGGTCGGGCCGGGCGCGGCAGGCTGGGCAAGTGGTGGGTATTGGGGCTCGGAGCGATCCGGGCCCTTTTCTTTTGGGGAGTCCCGATGGCGCGCGCGTTCATCCTGCTGCGGCCGGAACCGCGGAGACGCGTGGAGGTATTTTGCAGCGGCTTGGAGGCTTGCGGGTACGAGGTCCACAAGCGCGCGCCGCGCGATGCGAATGCGGGCGACATATTGCTCGTGTGGAACAGGCGCGGTGGCGACGAAGCGCTCGCGGAGCGCTTCGAGCGCGCCGGCGGCATTGTGCTGGTCAGCGAAAACGCCTACGTAGATCGCGAGGGCTACGCCATTGCCAGGCATAAGCACAACGGCGGCGGCACGGCCCTCATAAATGACCCGTCGAGAGCGGAACGCCTGCGCGTCGAGTTAAAGCCCTGGCGCACGTCCGGAGATTTCATCCTGGTGGCGCCGAATAGATTCATCGGCCCGCGCACCGATGTCATGCCGGAAGTCTGGACGCCGCAGACCGTCGGGCGCCTGCAGCGGCTCACGAAGCGCCAGGTTCGCGTGCGCCTGCATCCTGGCAACTGGAAGCGCAGGCCGCCGAAGGTGCCGATCGAGGAGGAACTGCGCGGCGCGTGGGCGTGCGTGATCTGGTGGAGCACCGCCGGCATCCGGGCCCTGCTCGCCGGCGTGCCAGTCATCTACTGCGCGCCGTACTGGATCGGCGCGCGGGCCGCCGGCCGAGACCTGAAGGCGATCGAGGCCCCCATGCTCGGAGATCGCCAGGCGGCGCTGCGGGACATCGGGAACGCGCAATTTACGCTCGAAGAAATCTCGAGCGGCCTGCCGTTCCGAGGCCTCGCCTGATGATCCTCGTCACGGGCAAGGGCACCTCAGGTTCGTGGAGGGTGCGCGGGGAGCAGCTCGGCGCGGCGATTGGCGCGCGCGTCAAGCCGCGCGCCAGCGATCTTCGAGGCTTCGACGCTGTGGTTGTTGTGAAGCGGGTTAGTGCCGAAACATTGGCGGCCATCCGCAGCTCTGGGGTCCGATTCATTTACGACATCGTCGACGCCTGGCCGCAGCCGGAGGGCAATTCGTGGAGCGAGGATCGCGCGATCACCTGGCTGCGGGGCGAACTGAAGCGCCTGCAGCCGAGCACCGTCGTCTTCACCACGTCCGCGATGCGCGAGGACAGCGGATGGGAAGGCCCATCCCTGGTGCTCCCGCATCACGCTTGGCCTAGGTACTCGCGCAATCCCGAGCGGCCAGTGGAGATTGTCGGCTATGAAGGCGGGGCCCGGTATCTCGGCGCCTGGCGCGCGCATGTGGAGCGCGAATGCCGAAAGCGAGGCTGGCGTTTCCAGGTGAACGGCGACATGAGGCGCTGCGACATTGGCATCGCCCTTCGCGAGGATGCCGGCCACCCGGCGAGGCGGTGGAAGTCGAATTGCAAACTGGCGAACCTGCAGGCGCTTGGCGTTCCGGCGGTGTGCTCGCCAGAGTGCGGGTATCTGGAGTTTGGGTCTGGGGCGGAACTGTACGCAGAGGACCCAGCAGATTTGGCTATGGCCTTGGACATCTGCGCCGACGCGCAACACAGGAAGCAGGCGGCGGCGGTGATGCACCAAGCGACGCCAACCCTGAAGCGCGTGGCTGAGCAGTATCGGTCATGGCTTGATGGAGTTGCGAAGTGAGCCCAAAGAGCGAGCAGCGGCGAGCGCTGGAAACGTGGCTCGAGATGATCCACCAATTACGATACGGAGCTTACAAAACAGCGCAGCAGTGGCCGGGAAATCCGCAGTCGTTTCTCGAGCATCTCGTCGAGAGGGAAGTGCGCCTCGAGCTGGGATCTGAATGCGCGGCTTCGCTTGCTTCTGCGCGACACACAAACTGCAACTTAAGGCGGGAAACCATCGCGCTGCATGCGCTCTGGGAGCAGTTGCCGGAGAAGTTCAAGTGTGCAAGAGATCCGCACCAAATAGAGGGAGATCCGATCTTCCTGCGGATCAAAGGGCGCTTATTGCTGATAGACGGCCGCAGAAGGCTGAATTACTGGTCGCGGCAGGACCCGGACAAGATGATGACGATCTGGGTGATCGAATATGCCTGATCTCACGATCTTGCTGGCTCCGGGCACTGAAAAGCGCATGTATTTGTTCAAAGCGCTACGCCGCAGATTCGCGGGCAACGCTTGCATCACCGGGCACTACAGCAGATCGAGCGGTATTCTCGCCGCGTGGGGCATGGGCGATGAACAGCGCAAAGCCATGGCGCAGCATCAAGGCCCGGTACTCATATTCGATTACGGCTTCTGGGGATCAACGGACGCTGATCCCTTTGTCAGGCTCAGCAATCTGACGCCAAAGGTTTTGCCGCCCGCGAGTGGCGAGCGGTTCGATGGCTTGGGCGTCAAGATCACCTCGGAGGGAAGACGTGACGGCCCGATTGTGATTGTCGGGCTTGGCAGGAAAACTCGTCATCGTTATGGCTTGCAGGGCGCGCAGTGGGAGCTGTCTGCGCTTCGGAGGGTTCGCGCGAAGTTTCCGGGACGTCGCGTGCTCTACAGGCCGAAGCAGACGGCGGACAGTCTGCCGGGCTGCGAAACCATGAGCAAGGGAGCGATTGAAGACGTAATCCGCGACGCGGCGCTGGTCGTCTGCAAGCACAGCAACGTTGCGGTGGATGCCGCGGTCATGGGCGTCGCGGCCGCGTGCGAGAGCGGCCCAGGGGCGTATTTGTGGGGCAACGACCTGAGCCTCGACGTGCCTTCGGTAGAAGAGCGCCTCGAGTTCTGCCGGCGGCTTGCGTGGTGGCAATGGCGCATCAGCGAAATCGAGAAAGGAAAGTGCTGGCCATGGATATTAAAGCACCTCTGAAGTACGTCCACGGCTGGGCATTCCCCGCCTGCGACGTGGTGATGTCCAGAGGGATTGGCGCCGACGGTTCTTATCAATTCGACTCGTTGCACGCGGCGTTGAAGCATGTGACGTTGTGGCGCACCGCCATCGATGCGGGGGCGCACGTCGGCACCTGGTCGCGGGCGCTCGCCAAGCGATTCGTCAAGGTGATCGCCTTCGAGCCGGCCGAGGACACCTTCGCCGCGCTCACGATCAACTGCCCGGAGGTCGACTGCAGAAACCAGGCGGTCGGGGCAAGCTCGGGATTGGTTCGCATGGCGATCGATCCGAGGTACGGCCCGCATCACACCGGCGCGCGATACATCCGGGAGGGCGGCAAGATCGATCGGATTGCAATCGACAGCTTGGATCTTGTGGAGCTCGATTTCCTGAAACTGGATCTCGAGGGCGGAGAAACCGATGCCCTCAAAGGAGCACGGCAGACGCTCGAGCGCTGCCGGCCGGTCGTTGTATTCGAGGACAAGCGATTCGGGCGGCGCTTCGGTTACGACAGAGAGATGCCCCTCAATGTCCTAAAAGCTATCGGCGCGCAGGAGTTCGACCGCGTAGGCAGAAACCGGATATGGGGGTGGCGTGGCTGACGACCTGCACACCCAGATCGTCGACGCGGTGAAGGCCGCGCTCGACTCGAGCGCCGTGCCCTCGATCGACAACGTCTTCGGCTTCCTGGTGCACGCGCAGGATCCCGGCCTGATGCCATACCTCTCGGTCTGGGCGCCGCGCGAGGACGTGCAGCGCGAGAGCGGCGGCGGTGGCGAGGACACGCTCACCGAGTCCCTGCTCGAGTTGCGGGTGGCGGGTTTCGTGAAGGTCGAGGACCCGGAGCCGGTGCTCAACCAGATCAAGATCGAGGTGCAGAGGGCGCTCGCCGCAGGCATCCAGATCGGGGGCGTGCAGGTGAACTTCGACTACCGCGGCTGCGAGAAGACCTACGAGGGGCGCGAGGCCGACCAGGACTACAGCGAGATCGAGATACGCTTCGAGGCCGAGATCGCCTACGAGGCGGGCGCGCCCGACGTGCTGGCGTGGCAATAGGCGGATTCTCGCTCCCGTCGTTTCGCGGGCAGGTGCGCGCGCTGATGGCGAAGGCCGACGCGATCATCCTGGACGCGCATCTCTCGGCCATCAACAAGTCGGCGGTGTCGGTGCGCGCCAAAGCCGCGCAGATCATCCGCCGGCGCTATCCGGGGTTCAAGGCCGCGGAGATCAAGAAGAGCATGGTGATCGTGCGGGCGACCCGGTCGCACCCGACGGCGAAGATCCGCGTGCGCGGGCGGCGCACGCCGCTGATCGCGTTCGGTGCGAAACAAACGCGCCGGGGCGTGAGCGTGCGCATCACCACGCGAAAGATCGTGCGCGGTGCGTTCATCGCGACGATGAAGAGCGGTCACCGGGGAGTCTTCTGGCGCTCGGGGGAGTTCGGCCGGCGGGGCAACCAGAAGCTCGAGCGGATCGAGCATCTGACCTCGCTCTCCGTCCCGCAGACGATCGAGCAGGAGGTCGTGCTCGATGGGCTTCGCAAGTTCGCGCTCGAGCGCTACCGCATCGAGCTCGTGAGAGAGATCAAGTTCAGGACCGCGCGAGCGGGGAAGTGAAAACCACCAGGAAAGGAGAAGCACATGGACGGCATCATCGGGCGGCACATCACCCTGTACTGGGGCTCCACGCCGATCGCGAAGCTGACGACGAAGGGCATCCAGATCAACAACGAGCTCGTGGACGACACGGGCGACGACGACGGGGCCTGGCGGAACATCCTCAACGAGCCGGGCACGAAGACCGTGAGCTTCAGCGCCTCCGGCATCGTGGTCAACCGCACGCTCCTGCAGGCCGCGCTCGACGAGGACAACGTCGTGAACGACATGACCTTCGAGTACCCGGACGGCGGGAGGATCACCGGCAACTTCGGGATCGAGGGCTACTCGGAGACCGGCGAGCGCGCGGCATCCGTCACCTTCGAGTCGACGTTCCAGAGCAAGGGCCCGGTCACCTACGCGGCGGGCGCGTAACGCGCTGAAAGGCGAAGGAGGAGGAGATGCCGATTTTCGAGCCGTTCAAGCTCGGCACCTGGAAGGACCGCGAGTACGTCGTGCCCGCGGACGCCGTGATGGGCTGCATCGCCACGGTCGAGCAGCACGTCACGTTCTTCGACATGGCGGAGATGCGCACGACCGGGAAGCTCCGGTCCATGCAGCTCTCGCAGGGGCTGGCGGCTGCCATGCGCTATGCCGGCGCCGAGGTCACCGCCGAGGAGCTGTACAACACGCTGTTCACCGGACAGAACCCAGTCGAGACCGTGCGCCGGATGTGGGCCACGCTCATGGCGCTGGAGACGCTGATGATCCCGCCCGAGCACCTGCGGGCGCTGGATGAGAAACAGCGGGGAAAGGTACGCAGAGGCGCGCGGGCGGCCTCGTCGAAGAAGCGTACAAGCTCGCGGTCGGCCTAGGCTGGGTCACGCCCAGCCAGTTCTGGAAGTTGCATCCCACGGAGTTCTGGTGGCTCGTCGAGGCGAAACGTCGCCCAAAGATGTACGGCCGCCTCACCGAACAGGAGGTCGACGACATGATCGCTGAGGCCAAGGCGGAAGGGATGATGTAGATGGCGACCAAGCTGGGCACGGTCGGGATCCTTGATATTTTATTGTCAGGCGACACCGCCAACCTGAAGCGGGCGACGAAGGAGGGTGCGACCAACCTGGAGAAGATGGGGGCGGTCGCGCGCAGCACCGTGACCTCTGTCGCCAAGCTCTCGGCCGCGATCGGGGCTGCGAGCGTCGCGGTCTTCGCGTTCACCAAGCGGGTCGCCGCCACGGGCGACCAGTTCGCGAAGATGTCCGCCAAGGTCGGAGCCTCGACGGAGTTCCTCTCCGCGTTCGCGCACGCCGCCAGGCTCGGCGGCGCCTCCACGGAAGGCATGGAGAAGTCGATCGGACGGATGACGCGCGTCATGTCCGACGCCTCGAACGGCCTGGCCACCGCGAAGCGCAGTTTCGACGACCTCGACATCGAGGTCCAGAAGACGGACGGCTCCCTGCGGGCGGTCCCGGAGGTCTTGCTCGAAGTCGCCGATCGCATCGCCGGGATGACGGACGAGACCAAGCAGGCGGCGCTCGCCCAGGAGATATTCGGGCGCTCCGGCCTCACTTTGCTCCCGGTCCTCAAGCAGGGCTCGGCCGCGATCCGCGAGCACATGGAGGAAGCGCGGCGCCTGGGCATCGTCTGGAGCGCGGAGGCGGCCAAGGCGGCCGAGGATTTCAATGACAACATAGAGCGGCTCGGGCGCGGAGTCGAAGGGATCTCGATGCAGCTTGCCGGGCCGCTGATCAAGGCGCTCGGCGACACCGCGGGCGCGTTCCTGGACGCTCAGCGCGCCGGCGAGGGCTTCGGCGACGCGATGCTGCGCGCGATGCAGATCTTTCTGACCGGCACGGACCTGCAGAAGTGGGAAAGCGACATGGCGGCCGCTGGCGAGCAGTTGCTCGGGGCACAGAAGAAGCTCGACGAGGCCCTGCGCGTGCAGCGCTCGCCCGGCATGAAGGAATTCGGCACGAACCTGGTCAGGCAGGCGCGCGAGGCAGTCGATCAGGCCTCGGCAGAGATCGCTCGGCTGCGCGACATCAAGCCGATCCTGCTCGGCCCGGAGACCCCGCCGGACGGCAAGCCCAAAGGAACGCCGGGCGGCGGTGGCGGCATGACGGACGCCCAGAAGAAGGAACAAGAGGAGCGCAGAAAGCTCCTGGGCGAGCAGTACCAGTGGGAGCTGGACGAAGAGCAGCGTGTGCGCGAGGAGATCGACGCGATCTACATCGAGGCGCACGAGAAGCGCCTGGAGGACGAAAAGCAACGGCAGGCCGACCTGCAGGCCGCGAAGATCGAGGGCTACGAGTGGGAGCAGGAGCAGGCGATCGCGCAGGGCGAGGAGCTGCTCGCGATCGACAAGGCGATCGCCGAGCAGAAGCAGGCACAGCGCCAGCGCGAGCAGAAGGCGAACGCCGACTTCTGGAACAACCTGGCCGGGCTCATGAACACCGGCTCGAAGAAGGCCTTCGAGATCGGCAAGGCCTTCTCCCTCGGCCAGGCGGCGATCAAGGGAGCCTCGGCGGTCATGAGCGCATGGGAGGCCGGGATGTCCACGGGAGGGCCGTGGGCGCCCGTGGTGGCCGCTGCCTACGCTGCGGCCGCGGGGCTGAACGCCATCAACCTGATGAACAACATCCGCAGCCAGCAGTTCGGCGGCGGGGGCGGCGCGCCGGTTGCGCCTACTCAGGGCGCGAGTAACGTCTCTCCGGTCGGGGCGGGCGGCGCCGGCGGGCAGCAGGGGCAGGGCCAGTCCATGACCCACATCATCAAGGGCCTCGACCCGAACCAGCTCTTCAGCGGGCGGCAGCTGCGCGAACTGCTCAACGAAGGCACGCGCGACGGCGACCGCTGGGTGTTCACGTGAGCGGCCCGAGATGATCATCTTCACGAACGCGCTCCTCGTCTCCGAACTCGCGGCTGGCAGCCCGCTCACGCGCGCTCGGATTCTCTGGCAGAACTGGCTACGCGATCTCGAGCCCGCCGCCGTCGTCGCGAGTTCCGAGGAGGTTGGGTTCCCGGCGGACGCCGTTCTCCGGCCGGACACCGCGGAGGGGTGGAAGCCGTTCTCCCTGCCGGCGACGCTGACGATCGACCTCGGCCAGATGAGGAGCATCGACGCCGCGGGCCTGGTCGCGACGCTCGGATCGGCGGGCGCCTCCGGGGGGATCGCGACCAGCCCGGACGGCGTGTCGTTTGACGACTTCTCGCTCGAGGTAAACCCGGCCGACGACGCGCCGATCATGTTTCTAGACGATTCCGTGGCCGCGCGCTACCTGCGCCTGACGGTCGACGGAGATGGCGAGGCTCCGATCGTCCCGGTCCTCTACGCGGGCGAGGCGCTCGTCATGCCACGGGCGATCTACGGCGGGCTCACGCCGCCGACGCTTGCGCGCGAGACCGTTCTCCACGGATCGGAGTCGCGAGGCGGCCAGATCCTAGGGCAGGGCTTTCGCAGGCACGGGGTAGCCGGCTCGATGCCGTTCCGGCACATCCCCGCGTCATTCTATCGCTCCGACATCGACCCGTTCGTCCGCGCCGCGAGGAGCTACCCGGCGTTCATCGCCTGGCGGCCGGAGACCTTCCCGCTCGAGGTCATCTATGCCCGGATCCCGGGCGACATCCATCCGCAGAACGAGGGCAAGAGGGACTTCATGTCCTTCGAGCTTCCCTACCGGGGGATAGGGCATGAGTGATTTCGGGCGCGCGGTCATCCGGATCTTCGAGATCGACCGCGTGCGCTGCTCGCTTGTCTTCAGCGAGTCGCCATGCTCCGGCGAGCTCGGGGTCACGGGCGTGCGCAAGTGCACGAATGCACGCTCGAACTGCCACGACCCGGCGGCCTTCACGCCGGAGATCGTCGTCGATCGCCACCTCCCGGATCAGGAGGGGACGCTCCATCTCTACGCGCCGTTCGTGCCGTCGATCGAGGACATGGCGGTCAAGCGACCGCTCTCGATCAACCTGGCGGGCATGGACAAGAACGCCGCCGCGCTCGGCACGCGCGAGACGCTCTCGGTGACGTTCCGGGATCACCTGCACTCAGACCTGGGGCACGACGACTACCGGCTCGAGCGGTACTCGGGCGATGCCTCGCTGCATCACTCGGGGACGGCGGATCCTGACTCGAACACGGGGGAGATGACGGATTTCCTCGTGCTCGCGCAAGACGCGCCGACGAAGATGCCGAGGGACGCTGTGCTGAGGTTGGTGGGCGGCACGGCGAGCGGGCAGCAACGGCGAATCCTCAGCTACGACCCTGCGACGAGGATCGCGCGGGTCGAAAGCGCCTGGGATAGCGGGCCGGCGCCGGACGAGACGACTGAGTACGAGCTGCGCGAGGCCTACGATCCGTACAAGCGCGGCTCGTACTGGGGGAAGTGGATCGCGCGCAATCCGTTCCACTCGGCCTACTCCTGCCGGGCGTACTGGGGCTACCTGGGCGATCCGATCGAGAGCATGCGCGTCGGCCACTACATCATCGACCGGGTCGAGGGTCCAGTGAACGGGATGGTCTCACTCACGGCCAAGGACCTCTTCTCGAAGATCGAGGCACGTAAGGCCGTCGCCCCATTCCCCTCGCGCGGCGAGCTCTCGGCCGACCTGACGGGCACGCCATCGGGCTTCAGCGTGAACCCTCCGGGGATCGGCGGCACGCCTGAGGAGGAGGGCGGCTACGCCTCGATCGACGACTCGTCCGGGGGCTATCTCGCGATCGGCGACGAGTTCGTGCACGTCACGCGATCGGGCGATGACTTCACCTTCGTCCCAGATTCGGAGGGGCTCTCGCGCGGATGCCTCGGCACCGAGGCCGACGATCACGAGGAGGACGATCTCGTCCAGGGCACCTTCTCCGCGGTGCAGGAGCTCCCCCACGACATCGCCTACAGGCTCCTGACGGAATTCAGCAAGATCGATCCAGCGAAGATCGACAAGGATGTCTGGGACGCGCGCGCCGCCGAAATCACGGACCTCTACACCGGCAGGGTCGGCAAGCCGACGCCGGTCCTCCAGCTCATCGGCGAACTCGAGCGGCAGGCGGGCTTCACGCCCTGGCCAGATGTCTCGACCGGGATGATCGAGCTACGGGCGCTCCGCGCAGGGGCGGTCTCTCCGGTCGTCACCGACCAGGGCTGGATCGTCGACGATTCGCTCTCCGTGAAGCCTGAGCCGCAGAAGCGGGTCTCCCAGGTCTGGGTCTACTACGGGATGAAGAACCCGATGGAGGACGTGGACGACGACCGAAACTACCACTCGAGGGTGCTCCGTCCGGACGTCCCGACGGTCATCGATCTCGAGAGCGAGACGAAGTACGACGTGCCGGCGATCGAGCACGTCTACTCGCGCTGGATCCCGAAGGGCGGGCGAGCCCCGGCCGAGCGGTGCGGCGATCGCATCGCGGCGATGTTCCAGGATCCTCCACTGGTTGGCACGTTCCGGCTCCCGGCGTCCAAGGACGGCGAGCTCGACTACGCGCTGTACTTCGAGCTGGAGACGTCGGAGGTGCAGGACCAGACCGGGCAGGAAAGACCTGTGACGATGGCGACGATCGAGGTCTCGCGCGGGGAGTTCGAGTCGTCCTACCGGGCGCAGTCCGTGAGCTTCGGATTGCTCGAGGAGGATGACGGCGTGCGCCGGGTCTTCATCGAGAACGACGAACTGAACGTCACCCTGCGCACGCTTCACGATTCGCACTACCCGGCGCCGCTCGGGGACGAACTGATCGAGTTCATCGTCGTCGCAGGGTTCAGTGTTGGCTCGTCCTCGACCGGTGCTTTCTCCATGGACACGGGGGAGTGGCCTGCGATGACGACGCCGCCGCGGCTCGTGGTCCTTGCCGCGGCCCATGGGGAGTTTGAACTTCCGGAGAGCGGGATCCAGGGCAAGGGCGGCAAGGGCGGCGATGCTCGAGTCGTCGGCGGGGTCTATACGGCGTTCCCGGGCGAGCAGGGCGGGCCGGCGCTCAAGGTCCGCGTACCGTTCACGCTGGATGGCAACGGCCGGATATGGGCTGGAGCGGGCGGCGGCGGTGCCGGCGGCACGGGCATCAGCCCGCTCGCCTTGGGCGGCGGCGGCGGGGGCGGATTGGGAGTGGACGGCGGATCCGGAGGCGTGGGCTATAACACTGGCCAACCCGGCGATGCGGACAATGGTGGCCCAGGCGGGAACGGAAACGGCGTCTCGAGCGGCAGAGGCGGCCAAGGAGGCGGCGTGCTATCAGCTCTGGCTGGCTTCTCCGGTCAGAACGGAACCGGGAACGTCGGCGCCGCGGGCGGCGCGGCGGGCATCGCGATCGACGGGGTCTCGCTCGTCACGTTCGATAGCAACGCTGACCTGGACATCCTGGGGTCTCAGATCAATTAGAACTGAATGACCGCGCCCACCGAGAAGAGCTGCAGCTTGTCGAACTCGAGCGAGTCCTTGCCGCGCACCTGCTCGTAGATCGCGCGCAGGCGCAGGTGCTCGTCGAGGTGGAACTCGATCCCCAGGCCGAAGAGCGGGCGCGAGCCGAGATCCGTCTTCGTGGCGGTGACGGCCCCTCCGGGTACGGTGACGGTCTTGAATTCGGACTTGGCGTCCCAGGCGCCGACCTTGCCGACGAGCGACCAGCGCTCGCCGAGTGGCACATTGCCAACGGCGGCGAGCGTGTAGCCGTCCGCGCTCCAGAATGCATTGAGCGAGGGCGTGAGCGCGTCATAGCTCGGCACGTCCAGGTAGCCCGCCTCGACGGCCAGGTAGCGATTGAAGCGCCAGGCGATGCCGAGCTGGCCGGCTCCGTTGTCGCGGCCGCTCACATCGGGAGAGGTGCGGGCCTCGAGCTTTGCGCCGCCAATAGCGCCCCAGACATAGGGCTGCGCCAGGGCGGGGGCGGCACACAGCAGTGCCGCGGCGGCGATGAGGGTGCGGAGGGCGGTCATTTGGGCTCCTTTCGTAGGTACTCGGTCATGGCGCGGCGGATGAGCTCTGCCACCGACACGCCGGTTTTCTTCGAGAGCGCTTTGTACTGCTTGAGCAAGGGCTCGGGGAAGTAGTAGTTCGTTCGTTTCATCGGCATGGGTGCGAAACTAGCACATAGCACATATGACCGTCAACCCCATCGCTTGAGGAGATAGCAGGATGACCCTCGGGATATACAACTCGAACGCCTTCCGGAACGCCGCCGGCGTGCAGGTCGTGCCGAACGCGAATGTCGAGGTGCGCCGGGAGTCGGACTCCGGCCTCGCGGACATCTTCGCGGACCGCGCGGGAGCCTCGCAGATCACGCAGGTCGCCTATCCGGGTACGACGGGCTTCCAAGCCGATGCGGACGGCTACTTCGAGTTCTTCGCGGCCGGGATCTCCGGCGGCTACCAGATCCGGGTCTACTCGGACGACCTGTCGCTCGACAAGACGATCCACTACCAGGCGACGGGGACGGGGCGGGAGAGGGACGCGAGCGACTACGGCGCGACGATCATGGACGCGGCCAATGCGGCGGCGGCGCGGGCGTTGCTGGATACTCTGTCCGCCGCGCAGGTGGGCAGTGGCGCGTTCTCCATCCTCAACGGCTATCTCGACTGGACGGTCTCCGGCAACGCGCTCACCGCCGCGATCAAGACTTGGGCGGGCGCGGACCCATCCGCCGCAGACCCGGTCTACATCGCCTTTCGCGATCCGACTGCGGCTACTGGCCTGCCGCTGATCCGCAAGCTCATCGGGGCGACAAGCGTCACGGCGAGCAGCGGCTCGACGCTCGGCACGATCAACAGCACGGCGTTTCGTCTGTGGTGCGTGGCGTTCGACGATGGCGGGACGGTGCGGCTCGGGCTGATCAACTGTCTCTCGGGCACCGCGCCGAGCCTGAACATCTACCCGCTCGCCGGGTGGGGGATTGCCTCCAGCACGGCCGAGGGCGGCGCGGGCGCGGCGGATTCCGCGGCGGTGTTCTACACCGGCGCGGCGGTCACAGACAAGGCGTACTCAGTGCTCGGCTACGCGACGTGGGAGAGCGGGCTGGCGACGGCTGGGACGTGGAGCGCGGGGCCGACGAGGAAGCAGTTGTTCGGTGTGGGCGTGCCGCTGCCGGGGCAGACGGTACAGATGCAGCGCACGCAGACGGGAGCGGTGGCGACCGGCACGACGGTTTTGCCAAATGACGACACTATCCCTCAGAACACCGAGGGCAACGAGTACATGACGCGGGCGATTACGCCGACCTCCGCCGCGAACCTACTTAGCGTTGAGTCCATCGTCAATCTTACGAATAATGCGACGGGTCAAGTTGCAGCCGCGCTGTTCCAAGACTCCACGGCCAACGCGCTAGCGGCTGTCGGGGATGAAAACCAGAACAGCTCAGCGGAGAAGAATCTTCGCCTTCACCACAACCTGCGCGCAAGTACAACTTCTTCGACTGAGTTCAAAGTGCGCGCTGGTAACCACGCTGCGGGAACGACCACATTTAACGGTCAAGCCGGCGCGCGCATCTTTGGTGGCGTGTTCAACTCGTTCCTGCAAGCGACGGAGATCATGGCATGAGACTCGCACCGATCATCCACTGGAAAACGAACAACACCCCCGGCGTGCGCTGCTTCTCCGAGCGCGCCTACGCCGAGGAGCGCGTGCTCTCCGACGGCAACAAGCTCGTGGACCTGCACCAGGTGGACGACACCTTCGTCTACTGGCCGCCGGAGCGCGGTCCGTTCCCAGACGCGGCCACGCTAGCGCAGTGGGAGGCCGAGTACGCCGCGCGGCCGGTGGAGAGATCGCTCGATGAGCGCGTCGCGGAGCTCGAATCCAAGGAGACGCGATGAGCGACGAGCGCATCGACCAGCTCGAAAGCCGGCAGGCAGACCTGGAGCGGCGCTTCGCCGAGGCCTTCCCGGGCGGCGATCACGTCGGGCACTGCCGCTACCACCAGTTGATGATCGAGGGCATCGACGCGAAGAAGCGCCTGCGCGAGGCGATCATGCAAAAGACCATCGCCGGCCTCGTCTGGGGCGCGATGATCGGCCTCGGGCTCGCCGTGTGGCAGTACCTCAAGTCTCTCCTCAAGGGCTGAGATGCTGCGCCTGCTCCTCCCCATCCTGCTCCTCGGATGGGCAGGAGAGACGTGCGCGCAATTCCTGCGGGACTGCGATGGGCCGGCCTGGATTACGGCGACGCTTGCCTCCTACCACCTCGAGCGGCCGAACGGCTACGAGGAACGCAATCTCGGCATCGGCTTCGAGCACGCCTGCGGAGAGCTGCGCGGCGTGGGCGGGGTTTATCGGAACAGCAATCGCAGGACTTCGCTGTACGCAGGCGTGACGTGGCTGCCGCTTGCTTGGCGCGAGTTGCGCGCCGGGGCATTCGCAGGCGTGTTCAGCGGGTACTCGGAGTCGCTCCTGCCGGCGGGCGCGTTCGTGGGCGCGTGGGAGGGCCGCAGGTACGGCGTGAATCTGCTGCTGTTTCCGCCCTACGACGATTTCAAGGGGGTACTCGTTCTGCAGTTGAAAGCACGTTTTTAAACGGAGGCCAAATGTACAACAAGGAATGGTTCTATGGTCGCGGCGTCCGTGATGAGCCGCAGCGCAAGGATTTCCGCAATTGCATCCTGATCCTCATTGCGGTCGGCGTGATTCTCGGGCTGCTCGCGGGCTGCGCGGCGGCGCCCACAGCCGAGCCCGCGGTGAAGCTCGAGGAGCGCTCGTTGGTCTTCCGAGCGACGCACCGCGACGGTAGCCCCGTCGTCTTTCGCGCCTTCACCGCGAAGCCGTGCACCGATGCTCGAATCCTCGGCTTTCTCGAGCACAAGTTCGCCGCGCCGCCGGAGCTGCTGACGCGCTTCAAGGCGGCGATCCTGACCTGGGAGGGGCGCGATTGGGCTTCGTGCTGGATCGAGCAGCAGGGCTATGCGGTGTCGGTGGACGAGGAGGGCGCGCCATTCCAGCCGGTGCGAATGTCGAGGATGAAGGACGAGGCGCTGTGATCTACCGGCCGAGCCACTTCGGCTTGCAGGAGCTCGTCAGTCCGGAAATCTTCAAGGCGCGCGGCGAGCGTGCATGGGAGATGCTCGACGTGTACGCCCTGGTCACGCTCGACCAGCTGCGCGAGTACTTCGGGCCGATCACCGTGAACGACTGGCACTGGGGCGGCAGGTTCAAGTACAGCGGTATGCGCCCGTTCGTCGGTGGCGTCGGTGCGGTCTGGTCGATGCACCGCTTCGGCCGCGCGAACGACTGCAAGCCGAAGGACGTGACGGCTCAAGAGATGCACGCCGGCATCCTCGCCAAGCCAGAGAAGTTCCCGCACATCCGGGTGCTCGAGGCAATCGCCGCCACGCCGACATGGGTCCACTGGGATACCAGGAACCACACGCGCTCTGGAATCTGGGTGGTGAACCCGTAACGAAAGGAGACCAGCAATGAGCACTCTGTTCGCACGTCACCGCAAGCTCGTCGTCCTCGTCGCCGCAATGGCGCTGCTGTGGGCGAACCGCAATTCCGGTCTCACGCCGCAGGAGTTGCTGACCTACGTGGACGGGACTATCCAGCTCCTGACCGTGCTCGGCGTCTACGCGGCGCCGAACTCGCAATGACCTGGCTCCTCTCCCTTGCCGGCAACTGGCGGGCCTGGGCGGCCGTGGGCGTGGCCGTCCTCGGTCTCGCCGTGTACGTCCAGACGGTGCGGCTCGACGGCTGCAAGGCCGAGCTCGAGGGTGCGCGGGCGAAGCTCTCCGTCCTGGGCGCGCAGATCGAGGCGCAGAACGCGGCCGTCGTCTCGCTAGAGCTCGAAGGTAGGGCGAGGGTCGCCGAGGCAGCCAGGGCGCTCGCCAACGCACGCGAGAAGGCCGAGGTCCTGCACGGGCAACTGCGCCGCTTCAGCGAAGTTCTGAAGGCCGCCGAGGACAATCCCGAGATCACGCAAGCCTCAGCCTGTCCCGCTGGCGACGCCGTGCAGGAGGTCCGCCGTGCGCTGCGCTAGTTTTAGCACAGTCCTGTGCTACAGCCTTCTCATCGCCGGCTGCGCCTCGGACCCGAAGCTGCCCGAGGTCGTCCGCGTGCCTGTGGCCGTGCCCTGCATCGAGGCGCTACCAGAGGCGCCCGAGACCGCGCGTGATGCGGAGCTCCTCGCCCTGGACGACTACCGGCTGGTGCTCACGCTGGCGAGGGACCGGGCGGCGCTCGCCGCGTCCTACGGCGAACTGCGGGCGCTCGCTGGGGCGTGCGTGAAGTAAAGAATGGCCGGGGCGGCGCCGCACGTCTGAACCTCCTCCTCCTCCTGGTTCTCGGGCGGCGTTTGCCCTGGCCTCCTACTTCAGCCAGTCAGGGACGGGCTGGTTCGTCATGATGAGGAAGAGCTTGAAGAGACCCGGGTGCATGCGCCGGTTCTCGGCCGGGTTCTCGCTCTCCCAGTTCTGCCAGGCTTTGACCGAGCCGATCACGCGGGCGGCCGCTTCGGACTGGCTGAGACCCGCGCGCTCGCGGGCGGCGCGGATCTCCGCTGGCGTGGGCACCCGGCTCTTGTCGGTGAGCCCCCGGCGCGGGTGATTCTCGGGCATGCGGGCGAGTGTAGCAGTCATGACGTTTCTCCTTTCCTGGCTGAGTCGATCGAGCGCAGCGCGGCCGCGGCGCCATCGGTGATGCCGAGATCGCGCCCGGCGCGCCTGAAGAGCCGCAGGGCGCGCGCCAGCGGGTAGGGCCGCCCTCGGTACTCCAGCGGCACCAGGTCGCGCCTGGCGTGCCTGGGCAGCCTCACGATGCGAACAGGGGGCTGGTGCAGGGCGATAGCGTGGAGCCACGCCCGGCCCTCCTTGAACAGCAGGAGGGCGTGGGCGTTGCCGTCGCGCAGGATCTCCGGGGCGGTCACGGCCGCACCTCGTGCAGCGTGGCGGCCGCTGGCCGACCTTCCGCCTCGGCGCGTTTAAACGCCGTGCCGCAGTCGCCGCAGGTGGCATTGAACTCATCGCGCGCCACGCGGGCGATCACGCCGCAGCCGCAGGTGAACTTGCGCAGGCGCGAGCCCGAGCCGGCGCCGCGCGACTTCCCGCCCTTCACGCCGACGCCGGCGCCGCACGGCCGGAGCTTCAGTTGCAGCGGCATGCCGTTCGGTCCGAAGCCACCGAACGGGGTCGGCTTGCCGTCCGTGGGCTTCGGGAGCGCGGCGATCGCCTGCCGGATCTCCGGGGCGAAGCAGGCGGGCGAGTAGCGCGTGCCGCCGGCGCGCACGAAGAGCAAGCCCAGGCGCTTGCACGCCTCGAGCCAGGCCTTGCCGTGGCCGGCCCCAGGGCCCGCCAGAACGTGCGCCAGCTCGTGCAGCGTGGTGCCGGCGACCTGGATGGGGGAGTCCTCGCCGAAGGCGCAGATCTCGGCGAAGGCGTGCTCGTGCCCGTTCTTCCAGCAGCCGAAGTAGGTGACGCCGCGCGTCGCCTTGGAGCCGGCGCCGTAGACGAGCTTCGCGTCGAGGGCGGCGGCGCGCTCCTGGTCGTTTAAACGCTGCACGGCGATCGAGCGGACTGCGTGGATGTACTGCTCGTGGGTGAATGTGCTCATGCTGGCCTCCTGCCCCTGAACCCCGAGGCGCGGGCGGCGGAATCTTCCGCCTGTCTGAGTGGACCCGGGGGGACTCGAACCCCCGCCCTTCGGGTCCATACCCTAGGGCGTCACCTGAACCGGGCCCGCCGTACTACCTTGCTACAGTTCCTATTATCCCCCATTGAGGGATAATGTCAAGAGGTAAAACAGGCCTACCGGGTGGCGTTTCGCAGGGCGGAACCCGGGCGGCGGGTGGTCTACCTGTCGGATTCGGCCACCACGAAGTGCTTGCGCACGTCCCCGAGCTCGCGGCAGTTCTGCAGTTCGCAGCGCGGGAACTTCGAGGCCACGCACGAGCGTGCGGCGTCGGCGTTCTCGGCGTGCACGAGGACCTCTAGGATCTTCGCGTGGGTGATGACGTCGAGCAGGTAGAGATTCATATCGAGAGCCTCATAGATAGCGGTCCTAAATTCGGGTGCAATGCCCGTAGGTTGCAGCGCATTTTTCAGGACCGATTCCACCGCAAATATCTGAACTCAAAGCATTCGCAGCGCAACGGTTGGTAAGCGAGCCTTACAAAGAATCAGCGGCTTGCGTGCCACGATTTAGAACGCGTCCTAAATCAGGCCGTTTTCTTCGGTTCGAGCGGCGCCACAACCGAGCCCCTCGCCCGGCGGTAGACCGTAGCGGTGGTCTGCTCGCTCTCGTGCCCGAGCAGCTCCTGCGCCCTCTTCAAGTCCAGCGCGTCGGACGCGGTGCGCGCGCGGATGTCCCTGAACTGCCAGTCCGCATCACCGCGGGCGGCGCAGAAGCGCCGGTTCAGCGCGTTGTACAGCACGCGCTGGCCGCGCCGGTCGGCGATGATATGCACGCTCTGGACCTTGCGCGGGCGCTTGAGGATGCGCTCGAGCACGGCGGCCAGCGCTCCCGTCACCGCGATCCCGATCCGCTTGCCCGTCTTCTGCTGGTCGATCCACCACACCCCGTCGACGATGTCCGCCCGGCGCGCCTTGAGCAGATCCGAGGGTCGCTGACCCGTCAGGTAGCCGAGGTCCATCGCGTCCTTCAGGACGTCGTCCCCGAGCGCGTAGACCGCCTGGAACATTGCCTCGGTCACGTACACCTTGCGCCGGCCCATCGGCTCGTAGGTGCGTTTCTCGGCCCGGCTGAACCTTATCCCGAGGAACGGATTCGGGGCGTTCGTCAGGCCCTCACCGCGGGCCCAATTGAACAGCGCCGAGCCGACGCGCTTCTCGAAGAGCGCGGCGCCCTTGCGCGAGCGCTTGCGCAGGTAGTGCTTGATGTGGCGCGGCTGGATCTGCTCGAGCACGTACCTGCGGAAGTACACCTCGAGGTTACGCAGCGCGTGCTCGTAGTGGGCCTTGGTGCTCGCCGAGAAACCGGAGAATGTCGCCGCCCGGTATTGCGCGGCGATGTGCGGGAACAGTACCCTCGGGCCGTTCGCCTCGAGCCTCGCCCATTCCTCCTTGGCAGCCGGGAGGTTTGAGCCGAGCGCGATCTGCTTGCCCGCCGCCTGGTAGTAGTAGAGCACCTTGCCCGACGCAAGGCGGCGCCCCTTCATCCGCGGCGGCAGATCGTGCCAGGTGCTCTTCGGCCTCCCCATCCCGAGGGTCATGGTACAGGCCCGAGCTCCGGTTCGGAAACGTCCATTTCCGCGAGGTCGCGGCGCACCGCAGGCCGACCGCGGGCGTTGACGGTGAAGGGGATGCCGTTCGCCTTCAGCCATTCGATCTGCCTGGACGGGCGCACGTACCCGGTGAGCCGCTCAAGGTCGCCGTCGTCGAGGAAGGCGGAATTCATGAGGCTCATGCCTCGATGGCCCCCGGAGGCGGGCAAGGCATGTCGAACGGGCGGCGCTCTAGTTCGGTGACGCGCTTCTTCAATTCATCGATCTCGCGGCGCAGCACCTCCGGCGTCATGGAGGCATGGAAGGTCTTCCGGCACGGGGTCTTGCAGAATTTCTGCCAGGCGCGCTTCGGCGTAAACATGGTGCCGCAGGCCGGGCAGGGGGTTTCCGCTGCTCCTGAATGCGCCTGATGCGTCTGAGAAGCGCTCACGGCCTATCGATCCTCTCCAAGCTCGAACATATCGCCGACCGCGCGCCCCTCGCGCTTCGTCCTGTATGCCGTCTCGGCGTGATGCCGATGGTCGTATCTCAGATGGCAGTACTGGCACCAGGCGCGCAAGTTCTCCGGGGCGCAGTTCTCCGGCGTGTGGTCCAGGTGCGCGACCGTCAGCACCACCTTGAACGGCTTGAAGCCGAGCTCGCGCACGGCAGACTCCGAGATCAGCGGGATGCTCACCAGCTCGGTGTCGCGCGCACACCTGTTCCAATTGCCGGCACCATCGCGATAGCCGAATGCGTAGTTCGGCACGCCGCAGTTCTCACACCGATGGCGGGCGCGCTCGAGGATTGCCGGCCGGATCTCGCTTTGCCAGTTCTGCGGGTAGCGCTCGACGTTTTCCGGTCGGATCGGCATCACTTCACCTGGAAGAAGCCGAGGGCGCCCTTGTACGGGCGGAATGGCAGCGTCGTCGCGTCCCGCAGGACGAAGCCGAAGTCGCCGAAGAACCACGGCGAGTCGCTCTGCCTCACGCAGTCGGCGAGCACCGCAGAACCGACGATGCCGCCGCGCGGGAGGTCCTCGAACGGCGGGAGCGCGAGGCTCGGCCTGATCTCCTCGAGCGTGTTCACCCCGTTTCGTACTCGTCGCGCGTCATGCCCTTGCTGGCATGGATTAGGAACGGCCCGCGGTACTTCGTCGGCCAGTCCCGATTCTCGATGTCCTTCCCCGCGTGGAGGATCAGCCACGCCCAGGGCTGGCGGATGCTGAGGGCGATGCAGGGCGTTTTCTCGATCATCCGTATACCCTCGTCAGGCCAGCGTCCACGGCGAACCCTCGGCCTCTGGCAATCTTTCCAAGGCGGGCGCGGGTGCGCCATGCGCGCGAAGCCTGGCGCAGCAGCCCGAAGTAGCTGTTCACGCTCTTAGGCACATCCGCCGCCGGCATGTGCTGCAGCCTGTGCATCGCGTCGGCCACCGTGCGCGGTCGGATCGTGCGCCGCCACGGCGCGATCACCTGGCCGACGAAGTCGATGCCCCTGTCCACCGGCTGGCGGATGGTCTTGGTCGGGTTGAGCTCGATCTTCAGCCGCTCGGGTAGGAAGGCCTCCATCTCGTCGTGCCAGGCGTTCAGCTGCTGCGACGATTCGTGCAGCAGGACGATGTCGTCCACATAGCGGATGTAGTGGCGGGCGCGCAGGCGGTGCTTCACGAACTGATCGAGCGGATCCAGGTAGACATTAGCCCCGAACTGGCTGGAGAGATTGCCGATCGGCAGGCCGCGGTCTGCCGGCGCGTGCATCAGGCTCTTGTGCGGAGGGACCAAGGCGAGCCGCTCCGATCCGCCGCGGATCTCGACGCCCGGGCGCGGGTCGTGCATGTAGATACGCTCCGCGAGGTCGCGCCAGAAGGGCTCCGGGATTCGCGCCAGCAGCATGGCGAGCAGCGTGGGTTTGTGGATCGAAACGAAGAAGCTGGCGATGTCGCACTTCAGATACGCCGCCGGTCGCGTCCAGTTGCGCGTGATCGAGCGCACTTTCGCCTCCAGCCGGCGCGCGGCGTACAGCGTGCCGCGACCCTCCAGGCAGGCGCAGCTGTCGGCGATGAACCGGCGGACGAAACGCGGCGCTACCGCCCGATGGAACAGGTGGTGGACCACGCGATCGCGCGCGCGTGCCGCCCAAACCTCGCGGGGCTTCGGGCGCGTGATCACGAAGCAGATCGAGGGCCCGGGCTTGTAAGTGCCGGCCTGAAGGTCCTCGAAGAGGTCGTAGAGGTTGCGCTCGAGGTGCTGCTCGAATTCCAGCGCGGCGGGGGTGTTGCGCTTGGAGGCCCGGAAGTCGAGATAGGCTCGCACCAGGTCCTCGAAAGAAAGGTCGGCATGGCTCATGGGGTATCCATCTGCGGAAGGCGCGCACCAGGTTGTGGTTGTTCTTGTGATTCCAGTTCTGGTTGCCGTTGTTGAAGTTCTGGATCCACGCGTAGCCGGCGTCGGCGTCCTGCGTACCATCGTGCTATCCACGTCGCCCAGCCGAATCCTCGGCCGGGGGACTGCGCGGGACGCGGCCGGGCAGGTGCCCGCGGTATCCCTGCTGCGCTTGGCGGTGGCCTCGTGAGCCAGCGGCACGACCAGATGAAAAATGCGCACGGGCATGAGGGCCGTGGCGCTCATGCAGCAGGCGCTGCTGCGGAGTACTTCTTCCACCCGGAGGCCTGCCGCCCGATGCTCTGGGTCAACTCCGACGCCTTGCTATAGAGCTTCGTGCTGATGAAGCGCTGGTCGCGGGCGAGCCGGAGGTTGAACTCGATCCACTCGAGGCGATCCAGCAGCCGGTCGATGTGCGGCCCCTTATCGCGGGCGATGTTCGCGTCGCGGATGTGGAGCGGCAACGCGGTGCACTGGTCGAGCAGCTTCTCACCGAGAACCTTCTTGATGTCGCGGCGCATGTAGCGCACACCGTCGAGCATCACCCCGGCGAGATCGTAGGCCGTCTTGTAGATCGGCAGATTCAGGTGGAGTGCCATGCCGAAAAACTGAATCAATGAATGGCTAAATTACTTGCCTGCGGAAGGCGCGCACCAGGTTGTGGCTGACCTTGAGATCCCAGTCCTGGCTGCCGTATCCGAAGAGCTGGATCCACGCGTAGCCGGCGGCGGCGTCCTGCGTGGACGTCCAGTACCAGTCGGAGTCGAAGGCTTCACCTTCGGGCAGCTTGTCATTGGCCGCCCAGGCGAGCAGGTGCTCGCCGCGGGCGCCGATGTACCAGTCGTCGAAGTCGCCGATACGCATCGCACGCACTTCCTTCGCTGCGGGACTGCCGGCGTCGGCCATCGCGTTGGTGTTGGCGAGCCCGTCGTAAACGGACATGGCGCCCTTGACCATCCTGCTGCTACCCCAGGCCTGCGGCTTCAACTGCGCGAGTTGCTTGGGGCCGGCGATGATCACGTAGGGCGTCTGGTCGACGAACATGCCGCCGAGGCAGATGCCGCCGCCGAAGGCCGCGCCGATCGCGGCGGGGAGGATGAGCCTGCTGGGTGCGTTCATTGCGTTCTCCTGAAAAACTGAATGGTTGAATTACCGAATTGGCAATCTGCGGAAGGCGCGCACCAGGCTGTGGCTGCTCTCGTGATACCAGTACTGGTCGCCGTGGTGGAAGGTCTGGATCCACGCGTAGCCGGCGTCGGCGTCCTGCGTGTCCGCCAGCCAGTGCCAGTCCTTCTCGAACAACTCCGGCACGTTGCCGAAGCAGATCGGCGCCACCGCCTTGTTGAGGAGTTCGAAGTCGCGATGCCCGTCCACCTCGACTTCGCGGGCGCGCAGGATGGCATCCTCGTGGCTCGCCTTGAGCTTGGGCATGCGCGGGACGATGATGTGAAAATCCTCGCCATCCTTCGCGCCTCGGGCGATCCCGGCGTAGACGCCGCCCTGGCCGCTCCAGTCTTGGCCGATGGCGGGCGCAAGGTACGCAGACACCGCCTCGGCGCGGAAAATCTCCAGCGGGCGCGACTGCTCAAGCAGTTGCTCGATATAGGCGCGGGCGGCAGCTTGCGGCGGAACGCGGACTTCGGCGTCTCCGAGCCGAACGATGATGGGGGATACGGCGCTCATGCTGGTCTCCTCGTGTGAAATTGACTATGTCTATCCGTGCCCGGAACGCTCGTGCTCGAGCGCCGTTTGCGGCCCAGTCCATTGCGGGCGAATACCGGTCGTTTCCTCGATCGTGTCGGCGACGACCTCGCGCATGAGATCCATGAACGCCTGCTTGCGCTCCGGGTTTGCGAGGACCACCACCATCCGGATCGACCCGAGAAAGATCGCGTCCTTCATCGTGTCGGGCAGCGCGTAGTAGGCGACCCAGTTATTGCCCTCCTCGCGCAGCGCGAGCCGGCCGACCTGTGCGTGATCCGGGATCGGCATCAGCCATCCCGCTCAAGCAGAAGTAACAGCGGGCGCGGTTCAAGGGCGCATGACTGGCACACGAGCAGCGCCGGCTGGTCCTCGATCATCGGCTTCGCGATGTCCGGATTCGGGCCCATGACGTCCGCGAGAATCGCGCCGAGTTGGCGGCCGCCGAAGAACTGCTCGAGCCCGCTATGGCGCCTGACCGCGTTGAGGTCTACGCCCATGCTCTCGACCTTCACGCGGTAGAAGAGCGGCACTCCGGCATGCATCAATCCCTTGCCGCAGAGCGCGCACGGCTTGATGTCCCGCGCCTTCATCAGGTCACCTCGTCGAAGACAAGCTGGAGCTGCTCGGCCTCTTTCTTCTTCGTCTCGAAGGTCGTGCCAGACTTGGCGACGACGAATCGGCGAACGACCTTCGCCTGCAGGCCGGATGCCTCGGCCACAGCCCTGACAGCCTCGGCGAATTCCTCGCTCGCATCCTTTGCCGCGGCGTGGAGTTTGACGAGGTAGCCCACCTTCTTGCGCAGCTCCTCCAGGCGGATAACCTCGTCCTGCTGATCGTGGCCTTGACGGCTACGCACCTCGCTCGTTCTGCCGACGCTTTCCATACGTGCCTCCTGGTTCATATCCCCACGGCGCTCGCTCATCGCACCGCGTGCCGGTGCTGGCCGCGACCGCGCAGGACGTTGCGGCGCTTGGCCGCCCTGCGCTTGCCCTCGGCGGCCGAGTAGCCTCCGCGCTTCTTGTAGCGCGGCGGGCGCGGATCGTTCGTGCCGGCTTCGTTTCCGAACATGGGCGGGGCAACGTGAGGCCCCTTGGCCGCGCTCGCCATCGAGGCCATAAGCGCAGCGGCCATTGCCGACATGCATGCCGAGGATGCGGTTCTTCACGATGCTTCCACGCCGGAGTAGCTGGCCCGGACGCACGTCGGGATCGCCGGCGGGATCTCGCCAGGACCTGATCCACTCGCCGCCCATGTTGTACACACCCTCCACGCGGACGCACGTGACGGGCGGGGTGAGCTGCAGGAGCTCGACCGGCGACTCGTAGATCGGCGCGGCGGGCGGCATGTGGATGCGCTTCCACATCGGCACGAACTCCGCGCGCGCCTTCTCGCTCGCCACCTCGGCGCGGAATGTCATCGTGTGGGCCGTCACGGTGAGCATCACGGCGGCGGCGATGCACAGGCTCACCGCGAGCCTGCTCATCTGTGAGTCGCTCGCGCGGAAGTTCTTGAGCTCCTCGCCGATCGTCATGCCTCGAACCTCGCGGCGTTGACCTTGAGCATCAAGTCGGCGAACTGCGCGAGCAGCTCGTCGTTCGATACCTGGCGCTCAGCGGGCGGGCGCGGCGGCGCCGTGTCGCGCGTCTCGAGGTGGCACACGCAGGCGTCTTGCGGGCGGGCGCAGCCCGGGCAATCGCAGTGCGGGCAGTCGTAGAAGGCGGTATAGCCGTGCGGGCAGAGGCTCACGCGATCCTCCGCAGCCAGCATGCGGGCGCCGCGCCGCCGCCGGTGATGAAGCAGGAATCGCGGGGCGCCCTGCGGGCCCACTCGCAAAGCTCCTCGTCGTCGGCGTTCGCGCGCGTGAGCTCGCTCAGTCTCACCGGGTCGCCGGGCGCCTGATCCTTCCACTGGAGCATGAACACCGGCTCGGGCGACCCGGCGAGCGCGGTGCCGATCTCGGTGAACCAGCCGCGATACCACTCCTTGTAGTCGTCGGAGCCGAACGGGTAGTCGTTCAGCGCCGGGCCCAGTTTCAGCCGGCCGATCCTGCGGCCCTCGGAGAAGGCGTCGGACTCGCGAGCCTTGAGCGGCTCGCTCGGTTGCGCCTGATGACGCATGACATTCGGATGATTCACGGTCTTCTCCCGATTCGCGTTGAGCACGCGACGGAAGATAGACCCAGAAATGGGTTATGTCAACCCGTAAACGGGTTTAAGGAGGAGACTACCGCAGGAGCTTCGCCAGCTCATCGTCGAGCTTTAGGAGCATCCCTCGGGTGATCGTGGGGCAGCGCCGGGTCTCGCCGGCAACATCAACGCTGTACTCGTAGGCCGGGTGCATCGCCACCCAAGCGAGACCGATCAAGCGGCCGCTTCGCGCCTCCTGCAGCAGCTGCTCGAGCGCCTGCACGATCTCGTCGGAAGGAGCAGACCGGACGAGATGCAGGACGGTTCGGTCTCTATGTGCCGTGTCCGCCTCCGATTGCGGAGGATGCGCCGCGAGGCGGTCACGCAATAGTTCAAGGGTGTGAACGTTTGTTAGCGTTCCAGAAGTGTGCGTTTACGCACCGGCGCGCTCTCATTTTGACGAAGGCGCCCGCGATAGACCGGCGTGCGCTGCTTGCCCACGACGGCAATCTCGCCCAGCCATCCCGGCATGATGAGTTGATAGGCCTTAAGGCCGAACACCCTGGCGAAGGCCTCGACCGTGTCGATCGAGGCGCCGGTCTCGCGCGAGAGCGTGCGCTGCACCGAGGACAGCGACACGCCGGCGTCCTTGGCGAGCGCCATCGGCCGGTTGCCGCTTTCCTTGTAGCGCTGCTCCATCATCCGGTTGATGTTCTGCGCGAGCACCTCGCGCAGTTCTCCCGGCACCTTGTGTTTTTTCCGATCGCCCATCGCAGGCTTACACGATAGGATGAATCGCGACCCATTAGCGGGTTGACGAAACCCGAAGATGGGTCTATCTTCAGCGTCCATGCATACCTCCCTTTACGAGTACGTCATGGCCCGGCTGCAAGAGGTCACGACCGAGGATGGATACGAGGCCGTGGCGAAGGGCGCGGGCGTGCCGAAGAGCACGGTGAAGAAAATCAAGTGGCGGCAGATCAAGGATCCGGGCGTCTCGCATATCGAGGCTCTCGCCCGGTTCTTTCGCGGGGCGAAGGCCGCGGCGTGACGAGCGAGCGGGCATCCTCCTCCATGTCTACCGGCAAGTACCGGCAAGACTTTTCCCGGTAGCCGCCGGATGCCCGTCCAGCACACCCTCAATTTCGAGCCCGGGCTTGCCGAGCGGTGGAAGTCCCTCAAGGCCTGCGTGCGGGCTCGGGTGTACGGCAACGGCAAGCAGTTGAAGGCCATCGCTGCGGACATGGACCTCTCGGAATCGGATCTATCACGGAAGCTCGGCGAGAACCCGAGCGACCCGCGCAATCTCACCTGCGACGACCTCGAGGCCTACATCGCGAAGACGGGGGACACGACCCCGATTCTGTACCTGGTCGAGAAGTACGCCATAAACCTCGAGACGAAGCAGGCGTATGCCGCGGCCGAGCTCGCTCGGCAACTGCCAGACCTGATCGCCCTCGCGCGACAGCTCGGGGTGAAAACAAAGTGACTTTCTCCAGCCGCCCGAGGTTCTCCCCATCCTGCAAGGGCGTTTACTCATCCGCTGCTGTGCTGGCAGCGATAGCGGGTGGGTCTTTATGAACACACCGAGGGGGCTCAACCGCGATACGCCGGGACGGCAAGCCGGATGGTTCGGCGACCTGAACCGAGCGGGTACGAGCGCGGGTGGCAGTCATGGCCGGGCGGGCAATGCGGAGCATGAACCGCCTGAAGTGATGGCCGAGGGTCCGCGCCACGCCCCCATTTCGCAGCAGCGAGAGCACAGCGGCCGGGCGCATCGAGGAATCAGCCCCCGCCTGGGGGCCTGAGCCGGCATGAAGTGGCGCACCTCCGCTCAAAGCCCACGCACCGCCGCACCCGTCACGGCGCTGATCGCACAGAAGGACGAGGGCGGCGCGCTGTTCCTGCTCGGCATCTACCTATGGAAGGAAGGCCGCTGGCGCTCGGAGGAGACGTTCAAGTCGCCCGCGGGCGAGTTCTGGTGTGTGTACGAGGCCGAGCTGCTGAAGAACCCGCGAGCGGCGCTGGCGGGCCTATGAGCGTGCGCACGAAGATCCTGAAGCTCGTGCACGCCGACAACGGCGGGCCGCGGGCGCGCCGGCTGCTCGAGGCGGTGGCAAGCCTCGGCGGCGAGGATGGCAAGCGCTTCGTCGACCAGATGATCGAGCGCGGGGAGCTGCTGAAGTACGGCGACAAGAAGGGCGCGCGCTACGGTCTGCCGAGGGTGCGGGCGTGAATCGACCGCCTGCGATCAGGCTCCACATCGACGAGATCATCGTCGATTCCTTTGCCGGCGGCGGGGGCGCGTCGCTCGGCATCGAGTGGGCGCTCGGCCGATCGCCCGACGTGGCGATCAACCACGACCCGGAAGCGATCGCCATGCACCAGGCGAACCACCCGGGGACCCGGCACTACTGCGAGGACGTGTGGCACGTCGACCCGGTGGAAGCCTGCCGCGGGCGCGCGGTCGGCCTCGCGTGGTTCAGCCCGGACTGCAAGCACTTCTCGAAGGCCAAGGGCGGAAAGCCAGTGGACAAGAAGATCCGGGCGCTCGCCTGGATCGTGATCCGGTGGGCGAAGGCGGTACAGCCGCGCGTCATCATCCTCGAGAACGTCGAGGAGTTCGAGGACTGGGGCCCGGTTCTGGAGAACGGGCGGCCGTGCCCGGAGCGGGTAGGACTCACCTTCAGGATCTGGCTCGGGAAGCTGCGGGCGCTCGGCTACGCGGTCGAATGGCGAGAGATGGTCGCCGCCGACTACGGCGCGCCGACGACGCGCAAGCGCCTGTTCTTGGTCGCGCGCCGGGACGGCCAGACGATCGTGTGGCCGAAGCCCACGCACGGGAAGATGGGCGCGGCGCCCTGGCGCACCGCCGCCGAATGCATCGAGTGGTCGCTGCCCACGTACTCGATATTTCTGACGAGCGAGGAGGCCAAGCGCCACGGCGTGCGCCGGCCGCTCGCGGAGAACACCGAGCGCCGGATCGCGCGGGGGCTCAAGCGCTTCGTGATCGACTGCCCGGAGCCGTTCATCGTCGGCGTGGGCGGGAGGATGGGTCAGTCTCCGGAGCGGTTCGTTTCCAGGCCGATGCAAACGGTAACGGCGAAGGGCGACGCCGCGCTCGTCACCCCGTTCTTGACCGAACGCGCCAACGGTAGCAATCAGCGGACGTTCTCGGTAGTCGAGCCCCTTCGTACCCAGTGCGCGCAGGTGAAGGGCGGGCATTTCGCCATCGTCGCGCCGACCCTGATCACCACCGGCTACGGCGAGCGGCCCGGGCAGGCGCCGCGTGTACCGGGCCTAAACAAGCCGCTCGGCACCGTCGTCGGGACGATGCACCACGCGCTCGTCGCTGCGTTCCTCGCCAAGCACTACGGCGGGCACGAGACCCCGGGCGCCCCGCTTGCCGGCGCGATGGACACCGTAACCGCGCGCGATCACCACGCGCTGGTGGCCTCGTCTCTCGTGAAGATGAAGGGCACAGGCACCGGGCAGCAGCTCGACCTGCCGCTGCACACCGTGCAGGCGGGCGGCAACCACTACGGCGAGGTGCGGGCGTTCCTGCTGAAGTATTACGGCACCGACCAGGACCCGCGGCTCGAGCGGCCGCTGCATACGCTCACCTCGAAAGACAGGATGGCGCTCGTGACCGTGCACGGCGAGCCCTACGTGATCGCCGACATTGGCATGCGCATGCTCGCCCCGCGCGAACTCTACCGCGCCCAGGGCTTTGCCGATGACTACCTGATCGTCCCGGTGGTGAACGGCAAGCCGCTCTCGAAAAAGGCGCAGGTGCGCATGGTCGGGAACTCGGTCTGCCCGCCGCTCGCCGCGGCGGTCGCGCGGGCGCAGTTCGAGGACCAGGCGATCGAGGTGGCGGCGTGAACCGCGACGACCGCCGGATCCTGCGCCGCGCCGCGAAGATGCTGCTCGTAAATGCCGCGCTCGCGCGAGACGGGTGCGAAACCGGCGATGGCCGGCTGTGGGCATGTCCCGACTGTCCGCGCAAGCCCTGCCACGCGCAGCGTGCCCACGATGCGCACGTCAGGACCGCCGGGCAGCTCAAGGCGATGGCGAGGGGCGCATGAGCGAGCCGCTCATCTACGTCGAGGACGTAAAGCCAGACCTGCAGGGATCGCACGGCAAGGCATGGCGTGCTGATCTGGCTGCGGTTGCGCGCCGTCGCCCGGGCGGCCCGCCGCCAGAGCTCACGGTTGCGAGCTGGATCCTGAGCGCGCCGTACGCGCATCCGATCTGGCATTCCTACACCATCGGCGCAGTCTCGCTTCGCGATCTGCCGGGCGTGCCGCCGGCGCGTATTCACCTGGCTGGCGCAACGCACGAAGTCATGGTGTACGCGCTCAATCCGGACTTCCGGCGCGCAGTGAATGCGCCGGCCCACCTCCTGCAACCATCGAACTTCCACGGGCAATGGATCGCCGAGAGCGACGCAGGTGCCACACGTTTCATCGAGGAAACCGTGCAGCTGGTCATCGACGGGCGGCTCTCGCCTGACACGGATTTCCGGCGCAACTGGATCGCGCGCTTCAGCGCCTCGAACATGAAAGGACCGGACATCCCGCCGGGGCTCGTCGTCGCCAGCAGGGACAGCATGACGTTCGTCGGCACGGGTAAGCAGAACGTCGACACCCTGATCGACGTGGCCGCCGGTCCGAAACCGCCGACGAAGGACGTGCACTGATGAAGCGGGAGCACTCCGCGGCCTCGCGCTTCTTCATCCGCATCGGCCAGGCGGGCGCCGCGGCGCCGAAGCGGGACGAGGTGACGCTGCCGCTCTTCTCCCTGCCGCTGATCATGGACTGCGAAGGCGTGCTCGCGGGCGATGCGCGCCACCTGGTGAACGACGAGGCCGAGTACCTGCGCCGCTGCCGCGCGGTGATCCGCGGCGTGGACCTGAGCCTCAGATGAGTCTCGTCCTCACCCCGATCACCCTGCGCGAGGCAAACGCCTTCATCGAGCAGCATCACCGTCATCACGGCCCGAGCCGCGGCTGCATTGCGTGCGTCGCTGTAGCGGAGGCGGCCGCGGTCCGCGGCGTTGCCATCGTCGGGCGGCCAGTCGCGCGCGGCGCCGACGACGGCTGGACCGCTGAAGTCACGCGCTGTTGCACGGACGGGGCGCGCAATGCCTGCTCGATGCTCTACGCCGCCGCCTGGCGCGCGGTGCGAGCGCTTGGCTACCGCAAGCTCATCACGTACACGCTGGCGACCGAGGGGGGGGGTAGCTTGCGCGCTGCTGGCTTCCTCTGCATCGGCAAGGTCACCGGGCGCACCTGGTCCTGTCCGTCCCGGCCGCGCGTAGACACGCACCCACTGCAAGACAAGCTCCGGTGGGAGGTTGCCGCTTGAGCGACTACCGCGCCTTCCTCGAGCAGAAGGTGAAGCTCGATCACGCCTGCGGCTTCGACGTGGATGAGCGCGAGATGAATCCGGCGCTCAAGGATCACACGCGGGCGATGGTGCAGTGGGCGCTGCATGGCGGGCGCCGGGCACTCTTCGCCGCCTTCGGCATGCACAAGACGTGCGCGCAGTTGGAGATCATGCGCCTCATCGGCGCGCACCGGCCGTGCCTTCGCCTCATCACCCTGCCGCTCGGGGTACGCCAGGAGTTCACGCGCGACGCGCGCGAGCGCTTCACGGGCGAGTACGCGCTGCGGCTCAAGTTCATCCGGCGGGCAGAGGAGATCGAGGACGAGCGGACGATCTACCTGACGAACTACGAGTCGGTGCGCGAGGGGATCCTCGACATCGGGGCGATCAAGCCGGGCGCGGTCAGCCTGGACGAGGCCTCGATCCTGCGCGGCTTCGGCGGGACGAAGACCTTCCGGGAAGTGATGGCGGTCCTCGCCGGCGACGACAGGCGGGCGGACGGGCCGCGCGTGGCCACTGCGGGCGTGCCCCTGCGGTTCGTGGCCACAGCCACGCCATCACCGAACGAGTACATCGAGCTTCTGGCCTACGCAGCCTTCCTCGGCATCATGGACGTCGGCCAGGCGAAGACGCGATTCTTCAAGCGCAACTCGGAGAAGGCCGACGAGCTGACGCTGCATCCGCACAAGGAGCGCGAGTTCTGGCTGTGGATTGCTTCCTGGGCGTTGTACGTGCAGCGCCCGTCCGACCTCGGCTACAGAGACGAGGGCTACGCGCTGCCGCCGCTCGACGTGCGCTGGCACGAGATCCGGTCCGATCACAGCACCGCGGGCGCCGAAAAGGACGGTCAGGGCAGGCTTTTCCGGAACGCTGCGATCGGCGTGCAGGACGCGGCGCGCGAGAAGCGGGACAGCCTCGGCGGGCGCGTGGAGAAGCTGCTCGACCTGAGGGCCGAGGACCCGGGCGCGCACCGCATCCTCTGGCACGACCTCGAGGCCGAGCGCGCGTCGATCGAGGCCGCGCTCCCGGACGTCGTCAGCGTCTACGGTAGCCAGGACCTGGACGCGCGCGAGGAGGCGATCATCGCCTTCTCAGACGGGCGGATCGCGGAGCTCGCCGGCAAGCCATCGATGCTCGGGAGCGGCTGCAACTTACAGCGTCACTGCTCCTGGGCGATCTTCCTCGGCATCGGCTTCAAGTTCAACGATTTCATCCAGGCGATCCACCGCCTGCAACGCTTCCAGCAGCCGCATCAGGTGCGGATCGACCTGATCTACACCGAGGCCGAGCGCGAGGTCCGCCGCGAGCTCGAGCGCAAGTGGGCGCAGCACGTAGAGCAGGTGGACATCATGACGAAGATCATCCGCGAGTTCGGCCTCGCCCAGGCCTCGATGGCGCTGGCGCTGCACCGGCAGATCGGCATCGAGCGCGCAGAGGCCTCGGGCCGCGACTGGCACCTGGTGAATAACGACTGCGTGGTCGAAGCGCAGGCCATGCCCGATGACAGCGTCGGCCTGGTCGTCACCTCGATCCCGTTCGCCAACCAGTACGAGTACACGCCGAGCTACAACGACTTCGGGCACACGGACGATAACGCGCACTTCTGGCGGCAGATGGATTTCCTCACCCCAGAGCTCTACCGGATCCTGCGGCCCGGGCGGGTGTGCGCCGTGCACGTCAAGGATCGGATCACCCCGGGCGGCATCAACGGCTTCGGCTTTCAGAGCGTGACCAGGATCTCGGACGCCTGCGCCGATCACTTCGAGCGACACGGCTTCGCCTTCCTCGCGCGCAAGACCGTGGTGACCGACGTGGTGCGAGAGAACAACCAGACCTATCGGCTCGGGTGGACCGAGCAGTGCAAGGATGGCTCGCGCATGGGCACCGGGCTGCCGGAGTACGTGATGCTCTTCCGGAAGCCGCCCACCGATCGCTCGCGCGGCTACGCCGACCTGCCGGTCGTGAAGGACAAGGCCACCTACACGCGGGCGCGCTGGCAGTACGACGCGCACGGCTTCATGCGCTCGAGCGGCGACCGGCTGCTCGCGGCCGAGGACCTGACCGGCCTGCCTCAGGAGGCGGTCTACAAGCTCTTCCGGAAGTACTCGATGGAGAACGTGTACGACTTCGGGCGCGACGTGGCGCTCGCCGAGCACGTCGACCGGCACGGCTGGCTGCCCTCGACCTTCATGCTGATGCCGCCGCAGTCTTGGCATCCGGACGTGTGGACGGACATCACGCGCATGCGCACCCTGAACGGCCTGCAGGCGGCCAAGGGCAAGGAAATGCACCTCTGCCCGTTGCAGTTCGACATCGTGGACCGCCTGATCACGCAATTCTCGATGCCGGGCGAGACCGTGCTCGATCCGTTCGCTGGCCTCGGGACCGTGCCGTATTGCGCGGTGAAGCTCGGGCGCCGCGGCGTCGGCATCGAGCTCAACCCCTGGTACTTCCGCGACTCCATCGCCTACCTGAAATCCGCCGAGGGCGAGCGGTCGGTGCCGACCCTCTTCAACTTCGAGGAGGCGCTCGCCGCATGAGCGAATGGACGACAGAGCGCGTGTGCGAAGCCCTGCTCAAGCACCTTAACCCGATCAAGGAACTCGTCATGACGGAGTTCCAGATCGACGGCGGGCAATGCGATGTCGTGAAGATAAGCCGCTCCGGCTACGCCACCGAGTACGAGATCAAGGTCAGCCGGGCCGATTGGCGGGCTGACGTAGCGAAGGACAAATGGCGGGAGGCACGGCCGCATATCAGGCGCTTCTTCTACGTGGTGCCCAGCGAACTGATTGACGAGCGCCTGGGCGATCTCGATGTCCCGTCCTGGGTTCAGCCAACGCAGGGGATCATCGTCGCATACCGAACACGCGGCGGCTTTGACGCCGTGAAGTGCGTCCGCGCTGCTATCCGGTTGAAGGCGCAGAAGGTGCCAGCAGAGGATGAGCGGCGGGCGCTGCTCGCCGCCTATTACCGCTACTGGCGACACGCCGCGGAGATGTCGAGCTCGCGCGACCAACTGCGCGAGCAGCGGGTGCGTTGCCGGAAGTGCTACTCGCGCATGCACTGCTCGAGCTGCGAGGGCTACGTGAAGGTCGCCGCATGAGCGTCCCGGCCACAAATTGGGCGTGGCTGCTCGATCTTCCTCCGGAGCCGAAGTTCACGATGGTCGCGCTCGCCGATCGCGCTGATGAGGAAGGCATCTGCTGGCCGAGCGTGCGCTGGCTGGTGAAGAAGACGGGATTCAGCGAAAGAACAGTGCGCGGTCATCTTGCGAAGTTCCGCGAGGAGCGGCTGCTCGAGTCCGTGAAACGCAGCAGGGACGATGGCGGGCAATCCTCGAACGAGTACCGGCTCGCCCTGAAACAACCGGGCCTGCTGCTCGAATCCGACCGCCGCACCCCCGGTGCAGCAAATGCAGGGGGGCCTGCAACTGCTGCACCCCCCCCTGCGGCAAAAGCGGCAGCAAATGCAGGGGGCCCTACGAAGCAAATGCAGGGGGCCCCTGCAGCAGATGCACCCCATGATCTTGAAGTTGATTCTTCAGTTGAAGTAAAGACAGGGCCCGGGCGGGCTGCGCCCACCCCGGTCGCCGCCTGCTTTCAGGCATACCGGGACGGCATCAAGAAGCGCTACGGCGCCGACTACCCGCCAAGCCGGCGGGCGAACGGGATGCTCTCCCACGTCGTCGACCGGCTCGGCGCGGCGCCGGCGCTCAAGGTCGTCGGCTTCTACCTGGCGCACGGCAAGCCCTACTACAGCCAGCGCAAGCACGCGCTCGAGATCCTGGTGCAGGACTGCACCGAGCTCTGGCTCGAGCTTCAGGCAGCGGCGGGCGCGGGCGCGCCGGCGACCACCGCGAGCGCCTTCTTCGAGCTCGGCGATGGCCGCATGAAGCTCATGAACGACTACCCGGTCGCCGAGCCGCTCGACGTGGCGAGGGCATGCGCTCGCGAGTACGCGAGCCGCATCGAGCCGTGGAGCGTGCGCAACATCGTCGTGCGCATCGGCGGCCGGCAGAGCAAGTTCACGCCGCAGGAGGTCCGGTGAACTACCAGGAGCGCGTCTCGCCGTGGATGCAAGTCTGCTTCGGGCCGAAGATCAGCGCCGACCGCGTGGAGCGCAATCACAGGTTTCTCGAGGAGGCAGTCGAGCTCGTGCAGGCGAATGGCTGCACGTCAGAAGAGGCTCACCAGCTCGTCGACTACGTGTTCGGGCGGCCGATCGGCGAGCCGCATCAGGAGGTGGGCGGCGTGATGGTGACGCTCGCCGCGCTTTGCAACGCCGCCGGCCTGGACATGAGTCAGGCGGGAGAAGATGAACTGCGGCGCGTGTGGCAGAGGATCGAGCAGATCCGCGCGAAGCAGGCGCTGAAACCAAGAAACTCACCGCTGCCCGGGGACGCCGCGTGAGCGCAATCGCACAACCAGATCTTTTCGTTCAACAAGAAGCGCGGGCGCTGGGCGGCATGCCGGCAACACCGGAAAGTAGTTGCTGGTGCGAGATGTGCCGCCCGGACGACCCGGCCCCGACCTACACCGAGGCCTTCAGGCACGAGTGCGAGGCCCACTACCTGGCGGCATTGCCGTCGAATGAGCATCGCCGGAAGTACTTGGAAGGGCCCAAGGGCGTGCTTGAGCGCCGCGGCGTGGTCGAGTACTACCGGCTCAGGTCCTCAACATGGGCCTGCATGCAGAAGGCGGGCGCCGGCTCATGAACCAATCCGCCTTCGACTTCACCAAGCGGGTGCGCCGGCGTGACCCGGCCACCTCACGCGCCGCCGCCGCGCGCGCCGGGGAGTTCGGAAGCGACCACCACGCGAAGATCATGGGCAGCCTGATGACGCAGGGCCCGG